TGTCCTTACATGCCTCCAAATACTCTTCTCGGAAATGACAGACAAAAGATAAAATACCCACAAGGAAAAGTATTTACAACTGGAATAAGATTTAAAAATTATTCCTTATTTGATTTTGAAAAGAAGAAAAACTATTTTTCTTTTTGTGGTAAGTTAGAAAAAAGAAAAGGATTCGATATAGCACTCGAAGCAGCAAAACTGGCTGGGGTTAAAATTGTTTTTGCAGGACCAGATTTATTTGGGTATTCGAAGGATTTACCAGAATGGATTGGAGAGATCAAAGAACATAGTAAGTTTTGTGAATTTGTTGGAAGCTCAAAAGCTCTATTTTATCCTAGCAGAGCAGATGCGGGAGGTATGGGAATTTGGGAAGCATGTGCTTTGGGCACTCCAGTTCTAACAACTACGGATAGCGGCGCACAATGTAATGTTATTCATGGTAAAACGGGTTTTATAGCAAATAATTTGACAGAATTATCTCAATTTTCTAAAAGAATAGAAGAGAAAGATTTGAAACCAGAAGAAGTAAGAGAGACCGCAAAACAGATTTGGGATCTAGATAAAAATTTTGAAAATATTTATGATTTGGTAGTAAGATTATCAGAAGGAGAAAGGTGGTAATGATACAATGTAGAGGGACATTTATAAAGAATGTTATTGAAAAAATGGGCTATAAAAGTTATTTGGAGATTGGTTTAAGCAAAAACCCAAAAGCACCATACAGGCTGATTCAAATTGAAAACAAGTCTTCAATTGATATGAATCCAGATACAAGCCCAGATTTCTGTATGTCTTCGGATGTTTTTTTTCATAAATTAAATAATGGCGAGACACATTTTAAACCAGATTACAAATGGGATGTTATTTTTATTGATGGAAATCATTTGGCCTTTCAAGTTTATGAAGATTTGTGTAATGCTGTAGAACATTTGAATGATGATGGAGTTATTTTTCTTCATGATTCTTTGCCTTGGTCATATGATATGACGATAGAGTGGCATGTTGGTAATAGAATGGCTACATGCCAAGATGCTTGGAAAGTTATAGAATATTGTTTAAAAAGTAGAGAAGACTTGGATATTTGTACATTGCAAGAAAATGGTGGCGGATTAGGAGTTGTCAAAAAAAGACACACACCAAGACAAAACATGCTAGATGAGAGCTATAATAGATTCTATCAGTATTGTGTCTATGAGAAAGACAAATTTAATAAAATGAATTGTATCTCAAATGATTCTTTATTATCTTGGATTCGTGAACCTGAAGTAGAATATAGTTTTTAGGAAATAAAATGTATGACTCTTTTTATAATTTGGGATTTCAAATTTTTGAAAATGTCTTAACAGAAGAAGAGACAAAATCTTATAAAGAACGTTTGTCTAAAGTTTACGATCAACAAATTGACGAATTTGGACTTGATAATTTAAGCTTGATAGATGAAGAAAATATGGTAAGATCTCCTTTCTTATACGACTCTTCGTTTATTAATATATTTTACAATGATTTTGTAAACAATCTTGTAACAAGTATTCTAGGAAAGTTTGCAATCCTTAGTTTACAGAATGGTATAGTTTTAAGAAGTAACACAGAACATCATCAATCATTTTTTCATAGAGACTTGATTTATCAAAATTTTACTACTTCTAAGCCAATTTCTATTAACATTTATTATTGTTTAGATGATTATGATATCAAAAATGGAGGAACAACTTTCATGATTGGTAGTCATAAAAAAGAATATTTTATAAATGAAGGAGAACAAATAACACCAAAAATTAAGTCAGGTTCGGTTATTTTGTTTGATTCGATGTTGTTTCATAAGGCAGGCAGTAATACATCTTCAAGAGATAGGTTTGGAATAAATAATATGTTTACGCTGCCTTTTATTAAACAACAGATAAATTATTCAAATATTTTAAAGCCCACAAATGATCAAAAATTAAATCAGTTTTTAGGATTTAAAAGTAGAGAATTTTTTGATGTTAAAGATTTTAGAAATTATCGTTTAAACAGGATGTTAAATGAACAATAAAGTTATTATAACTCAGTCAAATTATATTCCTTGGAAGGGATATTTTACAACAATGAGAAAGGCAACTCATTTTGTTATCTATGATGATGCACAATATACAAAAAGAGATTGGAGAAATAGAAATAAAATAGTTACCCCCAATGGATTGAGGTGGCTTTCAATACCAATAGATGTTAAAGGAAAATACCATCAAAAAATAAATCAAGCCAAGGTTAGTGATCCAATTTGGACAACAGATCACTGGAATAAAATCTATCAGAATTACAAAAAGGCTCCATGCTTTAAAGAATTATCAGGTCATTTTGAAGAACTGTATTTGGATAAATTGAGGCATCTAGAAAATCTTACTGATATCAATAGAGCAATTTTAGAAAAATGTATTGAATTGCTGGAAATAGAAATCAAAATTATGGATTCTAGAAATTTTAATCTGAGAGGGGGGAAAACTGAAAAACTTATTAATGTGTGTAAAGATTTGGAAGCTGATGAATACTTTACAGGCTCCGCAGCCAAGAATTACATTGAAGAAGATTTATTCCTTAACAACGGTGTCAAATTAAGTTATTATGATTTAGATGGTTTTCCTAGATATGAACAGCAATGGGATGACTTTGAACATAAAGTCAGCATCTTGGACATGTTTTTCAATCTAGGTTTTGAATCAAAAAATTATTTTAATTAGGAAAAAATGAAAAAATTAATTATATTTGGACAAGGGCTTTATACAGAAATAGCTCATCAATATTTTACTGATGACTCTGAGTACGAAGTTGTGTGCTTTACTAAAGACGATGATTACATAGATTCAAATACCTATCTTGGTCTCCCAATGGTTGAGTTCTCAAAAATACAAGATAGTTACCCACCAGATCAATTTGATATGCATATTGCCGTAAGTTATACTGAACTTAATCATTTGAGAGAAAGAATCTTTCATGAAGCAAAGAAGAAAGGGTATAATTTACCATCCTATATAAGCTCAAAGTGTAATATACTAACAAAATATCCTATTGGTGAAAATTGTTTCATTTTTGAAGATAATACTATACAACCATTCGTAAAGATTGAGGATAACGTGATATTGTGGAGCGGCAACCACATAGGGCATCATAGTGTAATTAAATCACATAATTTTATTAGTTCTCATGTTGTTGTTTCAGGGCAATGTACTGTTGAATCAAATTGTTTTATCGGTGTTAATAGCACTATTGGGCACGAGGTTATAATAGGTAGTGAGACTCTTGTGGGAGCAGGCTCAACAATAACAAAAAACACAGAACCCGGCTCTGTATATGTACCGGCAAAAAGCGTCAAGCTTGAAAGAAAGAGCAATACTTTTAAATTATAATTATGAAAGAATTTCAATGGAATAAGAAAGGCTTAATTTATCAAGTCAATAATAGCAATAGTTTTTTGCTTACTCATGCCTCAAACCCCTTGGCACTTCATTTAAACGATGATGTGTATAGGATCTTTTACTCTGGGAGAGATTCAGATAATCGTTCATCAGTATCTTATTTAGATTATGATTTACTAAAGGAAGAAATTGTATACGATCACAGGATTCCAATTATATCTCCAAAGATTAATACTTTTTACTCTCACGGTATAACGATAGGCAATTATTGGTATGAAAATGACGAAATTTTTGTTGGCTTTATGGGGTGGCAACAAAAAGAAGGATGCCACTGGAGAGGAGACATTGGTAAATTTAATTTAAACACTGGAAAAATAACCTTGTTGATGGGCACTAGTGAAGAAGATCCAATTAGTCTTTCCTATCCACACATCTCGTATGAAAACGGGATTTATAGAATGTGGTATGGCTCAACTATAAGCTGGGATTCTCCAAATGGAGAAATGATTCACATTATTAAAGAAGCTACAACAAAAAATATGAAAACTTGGGATCACAAAGGCTGTATAATACCTTATGAAATAGGCGTGGCCCAAGCTTTTTCAAAGCCTTGTGTTTTAAAAAATAAAGATGGTTATCGAATGTGGTATTCATATAGAGATGGGATTGGGACACCTTACAGAATTGGTTATGCTTATAGTAAAACTGGAAATGTTTGGAAAGTAAAAAAAAGTAATTTAAACGTTTCAGTAAACGGTTGGGATAGCGATATGGTATGCTATCCATATGTTTTTGAACATAAAGCTGAAACCTATATGCTCTATAATGGCAACCGCTATGGTCTTGAAGGGTTTGGCTTGGCTAAAGGAGTTTGAATGAGACATAATCCATATAAGATTGTAAAAATGTTTGAAGAGACGGTGGCCGATTATTGCGGCTCAAAATACGCTGTTTCCACTGATAATTGTACTGATGCTATTCTACTTTGCTGTGAATATCTGCAAGTCAAAGATGTGACAATCCCAGCTAGAACTTATTTATCAGTTCCACAATCTGTTATTCACGCTGGCGGTACTGTAAAATTTAAAGATTACAGATGGAAAGGTATTTATCAGCTTGAACCCTATCCGATTTGGGACGCTGCCAAGAGATTCACAAGTAACATGTATATTCCCGGTTCTTTTATGTGCCTATCTTTTCATATCAAAAAACATCTTAAAATTGGCAAAGGCGGAATGATTTTGACTGATGACGCTGAAGCTGCTGCTTGGTTTAGAAAAGGAAGATATGAAGGACGAGGTGAAGTTATGTATCATGAAGATAATATTGAGATAAATGGGTGGAATGCCTACATGACACCAGAGCAAGCAGCCAGAGGTTTAATGNTGATGCAAAACTACCCAGAACACACTGAAGATTTACCAGAAGAACCCTTTTATCGTGATTTGAGAGAGTTCAAATTATTTAAAGATATTGAGGTGGTCAAATGAAACTGGTTGTTATAACTGGGTGTTTAGGCTTAATAGGTAATTACGTTACTAGAAAGTGCTTGATGCAAGGTTGGAAAGTATATGGTATTGATAAAAAAACTTATGCCGCTAACGAGTGGGCACTAAAAGAATTTTTAAATCACCAAAATTTTACTTTTTTAGAAAAAGATATTTGTGATTTAGACAGTATCCCAGACTGTGATTATGTGATTAACATCGCGGCAGAATCTCATGTAGAAAATTCAATCATAGAATCAGATGTATTTATGAAAACAAATGTTTTAGGTGTAAAGAATTTATTAAACATTATCAAAAATAAACATAATAATGTATTCAAGAGACCAGTATTTTTTCACTTTAGTACAGATGAGGTCTACGGCGACATTAAGAGTGGATCTCACACCGAGAACGACATTTTAAAGCCGAGTAATCCCTATTCAGCCTCTAAGGCGGCAGCAGATATGTTAGTACTGGCTTGGTCTAGAACTTATGATCTGGAGTACATTATTCTGCGTCCAACGAATAATTACGGAATAGGCCAGTACTGTGAAAAATTGATACCTTTATCAGTAAAACTACTAAGTATTGATAGAAAAATTAATCTTCATGACGAAGGGAAACCAGTTAGAACTTGGCTTCATGCAGAAGATACTGCTTCGGCAGTAATAGAGATTATTATTTCTGGCAAAGTTAATGAAATTTATAATGTGTCAGGAAATTTAGAAAGAACAAATTATGAGACAGCTTCAAAAATCTTAGAAGTTTTTTATAATAAAAAGCTATCCCCAGCAGAATTAGATAATTTTTTTAATTTACAGCATAAGAGAAAAGGACAAGATATTAGATATTCTCTAGATGATTCAAAACTAAAAGAACTCGGTTGGAAGCCGGTTAAGATTTTTGATCAAGAAATTGAGAAGATAGTATCTTATTATAAAAACAATTTTAAATGGTGAAAAATTATGTGCGGAATCTTCGGCTCAGTAGCCGACAAAGTAGAGTACAACACAGTTAAGCAGGGTCTCAAGAACCTTGCTAAAAACGTAACCGTTGAATAAGGAGTAATTATGAGTAACGGAACATTTAAGCTATCAAACCAAGCACTTGGTTCAATTATGATGGCCTTACAAGAGTCGCTACTAAATGAGTTGGATATTGTTCCAATTCTTCGTGGCTTTGAACTTGTTGAGACAACTGATGGTCTAATGGTATCTAATCCACCAACCGTCAGAGTTTCAAATGAAAAGAAGATTACTGAACAAGACCTACTTAATATGGTAAAGTAATGCCTAGATACCCTTACGAATGTCTTGAGTGTAGTCACACTCAAGTTCATTTCCATGGTTTCTCGGAGACAATAGATTTTTGTCCTCAATGTAATCAAGAGTCTTATAAGCGTTGTGTTTCTCGGCCTACCTTCACAAGAAGTGAAAGTGTAGAAAAAGAAGAGAAGACAGGCAGTAAGACAAGAGAATACATTGAGGCCAACAGGGAACTATTGAAAGGTATGAAAGAAGAAAGCAGCAAGGAAACATATGAGCCGTCTTGAAATAGTATTAATTTGTGTGTCTGTAATATCAATAGCAACAAATATCGGCCTCTATGTATGGCTTAGAGCCGCTTTATCAAGACTTCTTTCTTTCTCAGAAGAGATGAGTGACTTAAGAGATATGACCGGCGCTTTTGTTGGTCATGTCTCTTCTGTTTATTCTCTTGAGATGTTCTACGGAGATGAAACCTTACAGGGACTAATGGAACACGCTCGTTCTTACAAAGAGCAATTAGACACATTTGAATATATTTACGAACTAAGTGAAGAAGAGGAAAACATAGATGAACGAAGTCCCGAAGAGGAAGCGTCGGAAGAAGACCAAGAATAACTATTTTACTCAAGTCCATGAAGATGCTATCCTTGAGTATGTTGCCTCTTCTTGTCCTAGAAGAAAGTCGGAGCTTTATAACTCATTAATAGCTCCTGCTCTCAATGAGATGGTTGATAAGATAGTTTTTACTTTTAAGTTTACGACATTGCCAAATATAGACATGCTCAGAGACGAGTGTAAGATTTGGCTTGTCACCATTCTTGATAAATACAATAAAGATAAGGGTTCAAAAGCGTTCTCTTATTTTTCTGTTATCACTAAAAACTGGTTTATTCATAAAGTCAAGAAGCAACAAAAAAAGAACCAAAGAGAAGTCGATTATGATAATGTTGCTAAATCTTTAGAACAAGAGTATCTTTCTACTGAACAGACACTTATAGACGATCAAATAGAGAAAGAGTTCTGGGAGGCCTTTTATAAAGAGATAAAAGGCTGGGATGTCTCTGATATGAAAGAGAATGATCAAAAGGTGTATAAAGCCATTTTGGTTCTCTTTGAGAGCAAAGACGAGATTGAAATTTTTAACAAAAAAGCTATTTACTTATACCTTAGAGAGTTGACTGGACTAAACACAAAACAAGTGGTTAACTCTTTGAATAAATTTAGAGAAAGATACTGTGAATTTAAAGAGGGATGGATAGATGGCTAAAGATGTAGACAAGTTAGTGGATGAAGCTCTAGACAACATTAGAGGCGACAGGAAGCTCGCTAGAGAGTTTCTAAACGAAATAGCTAACTTGATAGCCGTAGATCCTGAATCAAACAGGAACCTATCTCCTGTGGCAGCAAAGCATATCGAAACCCTTCAGAGGTCTAACGAACAGCTTGTAAAGATTATTGGTATAAAACAGAAAGAGACCAAAGAGCAGGGACTTAGCCTTGCTGATAAAGATGAGCTATTTGATATGATTCAAGGTAAACAGGTGAATGAGTGACAAGATTCTTGACATAAATGATGTTAATGATTCCGTTACATCTAGTGACCTCTATGGGCAGGCCATTAGAAAGCTTTTTTCTGGTAGTAAACTCAAGGGCAAGAAAAGATTCCTTGCGAAAGTACTCACACAGCCAGTAAATGTTAAACCTGAATTAATTGGTAATATGGTTGCTTCTGGCGGCACTACCGGAGTATTTGAGAGTATCTCAAGTGCCTTGTTCCCCCCAGATGAAAAGCAAATATTTAAAGCTAGAATTGTTGATGAAGACTCACCACATGATTTTCTTACTGATCCATGTGAAGCAGCAGAAACAACTAGTTCTGATGCAACTGGGCTCGCTTTAAGTTTAATACATGCTCATACTAGCTTTATTAGTGAAACCACATCTTTAGAAAAGCCAAATATAGGCGATTTGGTCTATGTTGAACTTAAAAGAAAAGATGATGACGAGTTTGATCTTTCCCAAGGTGTTTATGTAGGAAAGTTTCAAGAAGTTCAAGGCGGTTTAGATAATACTGGTGGAGGTAAGGAAGCCTCCTGTGCCCCTTTTCTAGAGCAGTTTGCTGGAGCAGGTGGTCAAGAACTTGGCTCTTATGCTAATGGCGAAGAATACCCAATGGGAGAAGATGGAGGACTTGCTGAGCAGATAACAGCAAGACTGGCAAAAGAAAACCCAGACAAGATACCGCCTGATGGCAAATGTGGAAATCCAGGGCTCGGCTATCCAATCGAAGATTGTAAGTCTGGTAAAATAGGAGGGTATAGTGTAACCCTACATCCTAAGTTTTATGCTATTATAGAAAAAATATATAATGATGTTACAGCACAAAACTTCGGAGAAGAGTTTTATGTTGGCTCTCATCTTAGAAGCATCAAGACTCAAGTTGAGTTAAGGCTTAATAATTGTGGTTCGACAGATTATACATTCATAACAACAGCCAGTTCTTCTAAGTGTAATCCGCCAACAGCCCCTCCTGGCAGTTCAAGACATAATCTTGGGCTAGCGGTTGACTTCGGCGGAATCCTTCTACAACCAAGCCTCAGCGGTGCTCAGGCTGAAGGCTCAGTAGCAAGAAACTCTAGAACTTATCAATGGATGTTGGCCAATGTTCACAATAACCCTAATTATGGTAATATATTGAACTGGAATAAAGAACCATGGCATTGGAGCGCGGACGGTAGATAATGGCAAAAATTATATCTGATTCACCTGATGTTCTTTCTGAAGGACAAATAAAGAAGAAAGAAGCAGTTGAGAAGGTTTTACAAACAGGTAATTCACTTCCCAATGGCTCAGGGCTTTACAACTCACCTGTCGATTCACCTAATTTTTCTTTTGATGCGCCAACTAATTCACACGTAATAAATAAAAATAATTCATTTATTGTTTTAGGTGCTGATATGCCTGAAGGCATACAAAGTGGTTACGGAGGAAAAGGCTCGTCAAAAGCCTCAACAATAGATTTAGTTGTAGGAAGAGCCTCTTCTAAGTCTGATGGTCTTGGACCAAAGAATGGCGAACTATTGACAAACAACTTCTTCAGTGATGCTGCTAGAATTTATATCTCTCAAATGACCGACATTGACAAAAACTTTGCCATAACGGAATCAAATATAGAAAGATCTGTTGGTAGGTCTGCTATTGGAATTAAGGCTGACGCTGTTAGAGTGATTGGTAGAGAGGGCGTAAAGATTGTCACAGGCAGAGGGATGAATGTAGGTGGTTTTGGAGATAAAGGGGAAACAAACTCACTTGGAGGAGAGATCAAAGAAGTAGCTCCAAAGATTGAGTTTATTGCCGGGAATGATAGTACCAATCTACAGCCAGTCGTTCTTGGAGACAACACAACAGAAGCAATAAAAGAACTTGGTGAGTTAGTTGAACAGATAGCTGGCTCTGTGATGAACCTAGGACTAATGCTGACTGCTTTTTCTACAGCAGTAGGTCTTGATCCTGGGGTTTTAAGTTTGACAGGAGTACCGGTGCTACCAACAGCGGGCGCTACAACTTCCGCCATGACTATACAAAAGGTTGTTAATTCGATGCTTCAGGTCAGGGCAAATAAGGTCCTATGGGCTGTTAACTATCTAGAGCCAATAGGTTCAAATTATATTTGTAGCAAAAATGTGAGTGCCAACTAATGTCAGAAAAATCAAACTGTAGAGTTGACCTAGGTTTACCAAAACCAAAAGGATTGAACAGCGATTTTCCAAAAATTAATTTTTTTGATTTAGACTTTTTTTTACCAACATTTGACCCAAAGAGAGACCTTTATCTTCTTAAGTTGCCAACTCCATATTTTAGTTTTGATGGCGACTTAGACAGATTAAGATTAGAGTTTTTAGATCTTGCAATAGAGACTTTTTCTATTCATTTTGGCACTATAGAGAACGAGCTTAATCTAGAGAATTTAAAGCTTAACTTAAAACTTGACTCTGTATACTTAAAGCCAAGAAAAGGCTCAAATCTAGAAATACTCTTCTCACTTGATTTACCATCCTTTAAAGAACTTGAGCTTGGTAGAGTATTTAATACTGACTTTAGTTTACCAGAGCTAAGATTCTTAGAAATAGAACCTAAAAAACTTCAAGCATCATTGGATGTTATGTTTCGTGGTTTCAAGCTTCATAGAAAAAAATATGCTGCTTTTAAGAAGATAAACCTAAAAGGTCTATATTTTGATATCTCAGGCAAACCTTTTGATTTTGATAAGTTCATAGGAAAGCTTCCGGGGATAGAAGCACCAGTGTTATCTATCTATCCTGATCTTAAGGCCTTCTTTGAGCCCAAGTCTATAAATTTAGATTTTGATATTGGAAATATACTTTTTGCTTTCGATCCAGATATGAAACTCCATGGATTTAAGATTAAGTCCTTAAATCCAGAGATACCAAATATGTCATTTTCTGGTAAAGATATTGATTTTCTCTTGAGAAGGCCGAGCTTCTCAATGCCAACCTTAAATAACTTTTTATTCAATATTAAAGATATTAATTTTGATTTAAAAGCTAGAGTTCCAATGAGTTGGCTTGATTTTTCTTTCAAGTATGCCTTCCCGTCAGTAAAACTAAAAGGCCTCGATGACTTCAAGCTAGAACTTGGAGACATTGATTTTATGAAGAACTTACAGTTTGACGGAAACCTACCTGGATTTGATCCAATAGATCCAGACTTTGATCTCTCATTGGCAATAGCTAAGGCATTCAAGAAGCCGACAATCGGCAAGTTTGGTCTAGAAATAAGAGATATTAATCTAAAAAATGCTGGCCTTTCTTTAGACTTGAACCCTAATCTTGATTTAGAGTTTGATCCAAAACTTAATATGGGTAAGCTTGGTAAATTTAAAAACAATCTTGATATACCTGAATTCCCTGATATTGAGATAATAATAGATCAGATTCTACTAGAGTTCAATAAACTAAATTTCGACTCTCCTGATTTAAAGATTCTATGGGATAAGCTTCTTGGCAAAATTAAGATGCCAGGACTGATAGACCTATTAAAGGGATGCCTATCAGCACTTCTTAAGAACCTGTCGCTTGACTTTAGCCTTAAGATAATACTTTGTAACGCATTGAAGTCATTTCCAAAGGACGACATCATCAGACTGCTCAATAGCTTCCCAACTGAAATACAAGCTGAAGTGTTTGGTTTAGTTAAAGCCGAGTTAGATGAAATACCATGTCTTGGTGGCCCCTATCTAGATTTATTTTTAGAAGCTGCCGCCAGTGGTCGTGTGGGCCTTGATAATGAATTAGAAGATGTATTTAACATATTGATAGAAATCATATGTGATTTCTTTGCTGGAGAGGTGGGCAAACACAAACTAGATTTACAGGTTAGCGCGTTTACTGAACTACAGGAGCAAAGAAAACTTGATAGAAAGTTTGAATTAAAAAACAAGTGTAAGGTTCAAAAACCAAACCTAGACTTAGATTTATCTCTTGACCCCGGCGAGCTAGAAAGAAAAAGACTTGCTTTCTCTGGTGCTGACATTGGTATTGACCCTGGAAGTGTTGATTTGGGAATCGGTGGTCTTGGCGGTCTTGATGGGCTCGGCGGATTAGGCGGTTTAGGTGGAATAGGTGGCCTCGGTGGCGTTGGTGGTTTAGGCACTCTAGGTCTAGACGGAATCGATCTGCCCGGTTTTGAGGCAGGAAAGTTTGTAGGTTTTAAGAACCCACTAGAAGGCTTAGGTCTATTGCTAAAGTTCCTAAATTTCTTTCCCGGCGCTCCAATTGTCAGTTTTGCTTTATCGAAACTAGACTTCCCAGAGCTTCCTGATTTTGATGCCAAGATACCTGACTTTATGAATGCTTTGGATTTGCCAGATCTATCAATAGGCGAGATATCTTTACCAAAGCTAGAAAATCCATTAGGAAAGATACCTACATTTTTTGACTTACAAAAGATAGGTATGGACCTAAGCTTTGATTTGATTCTATCAATAGCAATCAAAGTTTTGCTTAACTTGATAAAGAAAAGCTTAAACGGCAAGCGAAGAGGGAACAGAAAGAATCTTGACCTTGGCCTGAACCCTGACATTTCTTTTGGAAACGGTGAGCTTGCTTTACCTGATCTTGTTGGAGGTGGATTTGATGGAGACTTAGATTCACTAAATGCCACATTCAAGATAGCAGGTCTTGACCTTGACACTGATATAGGCTTAGACTTTATTAAAGAACTATCGCTAAGTCTGACACCGCTTGAGTTAACAAATCTAGTCATTGGAAAACCAGATCCATCCTCGATAGACATAATCTTAAATCTAGTAGAGTTTAAGTTCCCAGACCTAAAGATTGTTTTTGATTCCAGACAGGCTGTTATAGAGTTCTTCTCAAATATATCGTTCTCTTTGCCTATGGATTACAAAACTTCTTTGAAGAAAATATCACTTGAGTTAGGCAAAGGGCCAAACTTTGATCTTCCTTTGGCGATAGAACTCTGTAATGTTGATGCGAATGTGGACATCATTAGAGAGAACAGAAAAAACCTTCTTAAAGGAAGACTTCCTGACGATATCCTTGAAGATGTCGCCTTCCTTGATGAGTTACTGGACATAGAAGATGTTGAAGACATAGCAAGAGCACTTCAGCTTGGTGTCGACAACGTTATGGCGAAAGCCATGCCGCCGATGTTTCCAGAAGAGCCCGGTGGCGAGAGCATATTTGAACTTGAACCACAGCCGATCGTAGACGCCATAATGAACAAAATTGATGGCGATATACAACATATGGAAGTTGCCTTCAACAATGACCTGCTGGGTGCCGGAAAGTCTGGCTTTTGGGGAAGCTTGAATATGCTTCTCAGCGACACGAAAGGAAATCCGCTAACATCTCATAAGAGGTACAGCCAGAACTCTAAAACATATGTTGACAGCAAGACTTTGTTAAAAGTGGAAGTTCCTCCAACTGGTTCTAATGAAAAGATTGGCGAAGGGGCTTATCCCACTAATGTAGCTTATTATCTTTACAATACTATTTCTAGCTCTGTGGGTGCTAGTAGCTTTAATATTTCTCTTAGTGAAGAATTAATCAATTTTGAAGACATAGGCCCAACAAGGTGCTTGAAGAGATATCCAACGTTTTCTTATCCGTTCCAAGATAATGCTAGTGGCATCTACAACATAGGAGAAGATAAAGATTCGCCTCCTGACCCGCCTCTATATTTATATTCTAGTAGTATCGATCTGTTTGTAAGCGAAGTGAGGCTCAACTCACCGGCAGCTAGAGTTCTATCTGATAACTATAGACTAAGGATCAGAGAGACAAGAAAAGACTATGATGTCTCCCCCTCGGCTTCTCCTCTGAGTTCTTTACCTCTTCCTCCCGGCCTCGACTTTAAAGGTTATGTAGAAAACTTGGGGGTTACTTCCTTCTCACTCACCCCTCCTGAGTGGGGCGACCTTGAAGATATTGAAGAAACAAAAATAGAATTATTCTCTTTTGATACTAAAACTGATTTCTCTATTTTGACTGAAGGAAGGTTTAGTAACTTCCTTTCCAACGTAGATGACATAGCTTCTAATCCTAATGTATCTTTACTTTCAAGATACCTGAACACTGATATTCCCAACAGTCAGTTGTTTTTGTCTGATTGGACTTCTAATACTAGAAAGTTGATTTTTAACTCTATATTGGCAAACTCTTCTTCTTTTGACTTTGGGTTCACCCTTGAAGGTGAATATACTGGTTGGTTTGGTCTTGTAGAAGATCTAATGATAGATGATGAAGATAGAGAAGTTAAGTCACCATTAAGTTTTGAAGGAATACTAGATGTATTCAAAGAAAAGTATAGCAAGATTGAGGAAGACAAAAGACTAGCACAAGAGCCTTGCTTTAGGGTTAAGTATCCGTTTAAAAGGCTTTTGGATAAGTCTACAAAGGTTTCATTAATGGCAACTTTTGAGACTATGCTAGCTGCCTACGCTAGACACCACATCATAAAGGCGTTTAACTTTTATTCTGTATTTAAATTAGATTTTGATAATCTAAGCGACTTGACGGCTGATTATGTGTTATGGCATTTAGAGAATAATGCTAAAAACCCAAGGGTAATAAATAAAAACCCAGAAGTACTTGTTGATTCTTCAAATAAGTTCTGGTTAAGGATACTTGAGCTATCTGTTGAATACTACATTGATATGCTTCAAACCGGTGATATTAAAAACCCTCCTCCTTCTATAGTTAGTTATTTAGAGTTTTTGAATGAGCAGAGGGCAAACTTCGGCACTTACAAGACAGAGTTCCAACTACTAAGATTTATTGAATCTGTTGAGTGTGAATGTAGATATATTCTTAGAGAACTTATCAAAAAAACAATGACAAAATCATATGATGATATGAACGACTTTTTTGCTTCATTTGAGCGAGAAGAAGGGTCTAAATTTAAAAATATGAACTTGTTCTCTATGATGTTACAAGAAGCAGATTTTATAAGCGGCGTTATCTTCAATGAGCCGGGAGAGTTCTCTTTTGACGACGATTACGTTCAAGACAATGAATTGATTTTCTTAGATGTAAATAGATTACCATATCACGGCCCTGTCAAGACTTTGACACTTCTTGGCAAGAGTTCATATTTCAGAGGCGAGCCCGGTTCCGAGTTTGAACAATGTGATGTTTTGAAACCAATACTAAGAGAAGTAGCTTTTGATTCTATCGGCAGTTTGCCTGATTCAACCTCCCCAATGAGTATTCAAATTTTTGTTTACAGAGACGGGCAAAAACTAAGCACACAGACCTTTGAAACTTCACCGTCAGAAATAGTAAAATTCGGTATCCGTCTGTTAACAAGTACAGGATCAATAATTCTTGACTATGTTGATTATGAGGACGTGGCTTTCTGTAATATTAACACCAAAGAAGGCTTTGATAGGCTCATAAACAACTTTATCAAAAGCCCAGAATATAATATGTTGTTCAACTACTGTTTAATGAATAACAAGTTGATGTCTTTGACCTCCATTTATATAACAAATAACTTATATCCGTCTATAGGTCAGGATTGCCACAATGATGCTGGATTGTCCTCAACCTCTACCTTTGTTTTTGAAGTTGAAGACGGTTCTTTTACCGTCACTACCACAACAGACGATAATAGCTCGGTTACAGGGTGGTTAAATGTTGAAGATAGAGACAACAAATCTGATGGTGTAACTAATTTAATTTGGGATGACTGGGAGAGGGATGAGTTAATGCTTACAACTAGAAGATTTAAAGCCAAGATGGACAGTTTTGTTGGTCTTTTGGATATCCTACCCGGCAGTAAACTTGTAAGTTCTTCTTCAAAAGAAGACAGAAGACAGAAGAAAGCCAAGTTATTCAATAAAAAGAAAAAATAAGGAGTTAGAATGCCATCACTAGATGTTAGATTACCAGTTAAAAGAAGTGATTCCGATGGATACGGAATGATTGGAAACTATAGAGAGTTAGTTGCTCAAAAATTAAAAATATTGATACTAACCAATCCCGGCGAGCGAGTGATGGACCCTGATTTTGGAGTAGGGGTAAAAAAGTTCTTGTTTGAACAGATGTCAAACCAAACTTATTTGATAATTCAAAGCACAATAATGGAACAAGCCAAGATTTACATGCCTGGAATAACAATAGATTCTATTGTAATCAACCAAGATAAAATAAATGAAAATAGAATAAACATGTCAATCAATTTTACTATAAAAGCATTTGGTTCTGATGAAACATTAGAATTTACTATTTAATAAAGAGATTAAAATGGCTACAAAAAAGAATAAACAAGTACAAATCAACTATACAAACAGAGATTTTGAGTCTGTAAAAAAAGACTTGGTTCAGATTGCTGAAAGATTCTATCCTGACACGTTTAAAGACTTCAGCGAAGCTTCTTTTGGTTCTATGGTTTTAGATTCTGTGGCTTATGTTGCTGACCAGCTATCATTTTATGTAGATTATAACCTCAATGAGTCATTCCTTGACAGTTCTTTCCAGTATAACAATGTCATCAGACACGGCGAGAGCTTAGGCTACAAATTTTCAGAAAGAGGGTCTACTTTTGGTAAAGTCGCTCTCTTTGTTGTTGTCCCAGCGGCCAGTAATGCTATCGGACCTGCTACCAACTACATACCAATCTTATTGAGAGGTACATCTTTTAACTCTAGAAACGGCTTGTCGTTTATTTTAACAGAAAACGTCGATTTCTCCAATCCTAGAAATAAAACAGTTGTGGCCGCTACAGATCCCACTTCTGGCGCTCCTACTTCTTATGCCATTAAGGCTTACGGCACAGTCGTATCGGGCCTTTTTGGTCAAGAAACAGTCACTGTTGGTGATTTTGAAAAGTTTAAACGAGTAAAACTTAATACCAAAAACATTGTTGAGATAATTTCTGTCATTGATTCCAATGGAAACGAATTTTTTGAAGTTGATTACCTAGCACAAGATTATGTTTATGAAGAAGTGGCAAACAATAACTTTAAAAACGATAACGTGCCGTCTATCTTAAAGCCAAAACTAGTACAAAGAAAGTTTGTTGTTCAAAACGAAAGAAGAGCTACCTATCTACAATTTGGAAGTGGGCAGTTGATCGATGAAAGTGTTTACTCTGAGCCAATAGAGGTGGCAGCCAGTGTATTTGGTAAGTCGTATACAACAAGCAAAACATTTGACCCCACCAGAATACACAAAAACTCATCGTTTGGCATCTCGCCCTCAAATACTACTCTAACAATAACATTTAGAACGACAAATAAAGATAACTCTAATGTTGTTGTTGGAGGTGTTAACGGAGTTGGAAGAACCTTGATGGATTTTAAAGATAGACAAAACCTATCTTCTCCTCTTGTTACATCTGTTATTAACTCACTTGAAGTTTATAATGAAGAGCCAATCAAGGGTACAGAGCCAATTCCTTCCTCATCTGAGCTAAAGGAACAAGTCTTAAGCTCCTTCCCTACACAAGAAAGAGCCGTCACTAAAAAAGATTACGAAAACTTGGTATACAGAATGCCAAGAAAGTTTGGAGCAGTTAGGCGAGTTTCCGTACAGAAAGATCCAAGCTCCCAGAAAAGAAATCTAAATGCTTATGTAATTTCAACTGATAGTTTTGGTAAGCTAACTACCACCAACAGTACCATTAAGAATAACTTAAAAACTTGGCTTAATGAATATAGAATGATCAATGATACAATTGATATTCTTGATACTTTCATAATAAATTTTGGTGTAGAATTTACGATTAGAGCAAAACTTAATTATAACAAATACGATGTACTACAGAGGTGTATCAATAAGTTAAGAGAACACTTTTCAACATTGAATTCAATTGGAGAGAAGATTGAAATTAGCTCTGTTTTTACAACATTGAACACCATCGACGGCGTACTTGACACTACTTCTGTACGAATAGTCAATAAATCTGGAGGCGTCTATTCAACAACAGTGTACAATATGGAGCAAAATACGGATCCGACCGGTAGCTATGTTATCTGTCCAAAGAACTGTATTTTTGAGCTAAAGTATCCAGATCTAGACATTAAGGGTAAATTACGATAATGGCACTTGTAAGATTTACAGCAAGCTTAAATAACACTATAACAAACGCTTACAAAGGAGGTCTACTGATAAGGGCGACAGGCTCTAACTCGGGTAAGTCTGATGTTCTAGAAACATTTTCCATTTATGCTAGACAATCAACCTCTTCTGCCGAGCTATCTAGAATATTGGTCCAGTTCGACACAAATCAGATTTCTTCTTCAAGAGATACCGGAGATTTACCAGCTTCTGGATCTGTTAGCTTTTATTTGAACCTATTCAATGCTGAGACATCAAAAACAGTTCCAAGAGATTTTAAATTAGTCGTAAAGGCAGTATCTTCTTCGTGGGAAGAGGGAATGGGCACCGATATAGAGTTAGATACTAGAGCCCACTCTGATAAATCAAACTGGGTGTCTGCCTCTAGAACCACTAGCTGGGTTAGTGAAGGTGGAGATTATCATACTTCTCCTGTTTTTTCTCAATCGTTCAATACAGGATTAGAGAACTTAGAGGTTGATGTAACTTCTCTTGTAGAAGAATGGATAGCAGGTACAAAAACTAATTACGGGTTTGGTATTTTCTTGTCTTCATCTTATGAGGCATCTAGTTCAGGTAACCCTTCCGGTGCGACAAGTTCTTACTACACAAAGAGGTTCTTTAGTAGAGGAACAGAGTATTTCTTTAAAAAGCCTACAATAGAGGCTAGATGGGACTCATCAAGAAAAGATGATAGAGGTAACTTTTACTTATCCTCCGCTCTGGCCCCAGCGTCTGACAACTTAAATACTCTTTATTTATACAACTTTGTAAGAGGTAGATTAAGAAATATACCTGATATCGGTACAGGCTCAATCTATGTTGATTTATATGAAACTCTGGGCGGTGATGCTTTGACACAAGCGGTGGCCACTCCGGCGACTGGTGGCTATGTTTCGACAGGTATATACTCATGTTCAGTTTGTCTCTCAGGAACCTACACTACTTTGAGAGATGTGTGGTATTCTGGTAGCACTCAATATCATACGGGAACAATAACAGTAAATTCTTTTTCTGCTCAAACAAATGGCGATTCTGACATTTTTGTAAACCAAATAAAAAACCTAAAGCCTTTGTACAATACTAGTGAAGTACCTAGGATGTATGTCTTTACAAGACCAAGAAACTGGTCTCCAACTATTTACACTGTTGCCAACAGTACTGTGGAGACTACAATAATCAACTCAGCATCATATAGAGTTTATAGAAGTATTGATGGTTATGAAGCAATCCCTTATGGTACTGGCTCTGATTTAGAAACTCTAATGTCATACGATAAGAAAGGTAATTACTTCGATTTAAAAATGGATCTTCTACAGCCTGGATATGAGTATGTAATTAAATTAGCTTTTTATGATGACGAGACCAATACTTGGAAAGAACAAAAAGAAAGGTTTAAGTTTAGGTTAGCAGAAGATGAGTATTAAAAATCTATTTGACGAATCAATTGTAAAAACAACAAAGTTTGATAATTCTGATGAAGTTTTTGTTGAGGCTGAATCAGAAGCGAATATAGAGCAGAAAATAATTGAACAAATCTCCTATATTCCTTCTATGGATTATTCTGATCCAAAGAATTTTGTCAAATACGGTTCTGCTGAGTTATATTACAAATCCTCTATTGAGAGAATATACGACTTCTATCCTTATGATGGTTCTGAAGAAGAGGTAACTAAATTCTTAAATGAGTGTTTGCCTCATGAAAGGTATATTTTTGACAACCTGTACCCTAAGTTTGTTGGCTATGCTACATTCAATGGGACCAGCTATATCGACTTTAAAGGTGGACCTCACACCATAGATGTAAGCACAACAAGAGAGTTGTTCAACAACGATGGAAGTTCTAAAACCAGATTCGCTAATGTCTATGATGAAGATATCTATCTAAACAATGATCTACCTTCTTCTCACAAGACTGGAACAAGAACATCAAACTTAAAAGTTGATTTTGATACAGGAGTCACTGTTGAATTTTGGCTTAAAAATTCTTCAATAACATCAGGTACAAAGCAAACAATAGTTGATCTATGGAATAGTTCTTCCTCTGGTATCAATGGTAGATTAAAAATAGAGCTTTCTGGNACAACAGGNTCTCCTTTTGTAGTTACTGCNAACTCATCTTCTACAACAAACTCAGATATCAGTGTGGGNAGTACACCAACAACTTCTTCAATAACTGATTTCGCCCACTATGCTTTAGTTTTCAAGAATGATTCTGGTAACTTAAATGTCGATTTGTATGTAAATGGAACATTTGATAACAGAACATCATTGACACAGTTAGGGCCATTCAATGAAAAATATATGGTTGGTAGAATTGCTACTGATCTAGAAGGAAACAATTCACTTTCTGGCTCGATGGATGAGTTCAGATTCTGGAAGACCAGTAGGAGCGCAAAGGATATTGGCCTAAACTGGAGAAGGCCAGTCAGAGGTGGCTCAAATAATAAACTAGCCAACTCAGATTTAGGCGTTTACTATAAGTTTAATGAAAGCAGCACCGGCACAGCCTCTGTTGATAGTGTAGTTTTAGACTACTCTGGAAGAATTTCAAACGGTGTTTGGACTAATGAGAACAGGGTTTCTGGCTCAGCCATTGTGTTGGCTGGAGCTTCTTCAGTAGAAGCTGGTGACCCAATCATTTACAGCTTCCATTCTGAGGTTTCTACGCTCAAGCAGAACCTAGAGTCCACAGGCTCTATCTTTGACTATAACAACAATACACAGTTCATTAATCTTCTACCTTCTTGGATAAATGAAGAGCATGAAGACATTGGCAACAACAATCTTAAGATTATGTGTCATATTGTTGGCTCTTATTTTGATAAGATTTTCTATCTAATCAACCACATTCCAAAAGTTAAAAACCCAGATTACCCACAAGGCACAGAAAAAGCTCTTCCTTTCTCAAAGGTCCATATCGACTCGTTGGGCCTTGAATCAACCGATCTGTTTCTTGCTTCTAATCTTTTAAATTCTATAGAAAACAAAGAAACTGATTTTGATTTTGAGGGCTCTCTTGTTGAAACCAAAAACCTTGTTTATACCAATTTATTTAAGAATATAGCAAGAATCTACAAGGCAAAAGGAACAGAAAAGTCAATCAAAAATATTTTAAGATGTTTCTATATTGATGACGATATAGTATCTTTAAAGAAGTATTCTAATAATAATCTATTTGAGATTGATGACTCTAGAAACCAGATCTTAAAGACTGGCAAATTCCTTAATCACAACTCTGCTTCTCTTTCTCAGGGTACTGTATATATCGACCAGAACCCTTCCGATCTTACAAACACACTACATTACATTTCCTGTAGCAGCACAGGAGAAGCTGAAAAACAACACGGATTCACTTTAGAAGGAAACTTCTTATTCCCGAGATTCTTTAGAAGAGGTGGGAAATACGAAAGAAACTTTGTCAGCAGTTCCTTGATGGGTATGTACTCAGCGAGCATCTCTGATTCTACTGTTAACAATCTTCAGTTTACTGTTGATTTCATTAGAGACCAGACATTTTCAAAAAATGGATACTTTCAGTTTTCATCTTCTTACACAGGGTTTTTAACAAGTAGCAACTTTCTTTCCGTCTACGGTAATGAAAACTGGAACATTTCTGTTAGAGTCGAGCCAGAGAACATAGTCACACCTATCGTATCTGGAGCGACAAACACCTATACAGTCAAATTTAGTGGCTATAATGTCAAAAGCGGAGTTACAGAAGATTCGTTTGAAGTTACATCTTCAGGAATCTCTCTTTCTTCAATAAGCGCCTCCCTACTGTCACCAAAAAGAGTTTATGTCGGAGCCAGAAGAGAAAACCTCTCAGGGGCTCTTCAATTAAGGTGTGACGCTCTCGTATCAGATTGTAGATTCTGGCTAAAGTCATTAACAAATGAAGATTTAAAGAGCCACATACAGGATCCAGAGAGCATTGGTGTTAGTAACACTACAAGACAGCTTTCTCCGTTAGATCAGACTGATTCTAATATTGAAAATCTGAGCCTTTACACGCTTGCCATGCATTGGAATTTCTCCGACTTGACAGGATCGGATTCATCTGGTGAATTTTTAACACTTGATGTTAGCTCTGGTTCTGCCGAGACCAGACAAAGCTTAGGGTGGTCTGGTGGAATATCTGGATATCTTCACTATGGAAAGGGCTACGGATATCCTACTTCATCTTCAGATGTTTATGAATCAAGAAAGACACAACTATTCAAGCTAGCAGAAGTTGAAGATGTTGTATCTTTTGACATGATCAGTGTTTTAGATAACTTTGAAAAAAGCGTCCTCACTAAAGACTCGGTTCCAAATTACCACTTCTTACTAGAAAAGAGTGCTCAGGCTCCGTTAACAAAAGAGATGCTAAACTTCTTCTCTGGAATGTCTGAGTTTAACAACCTAATTGGCGAGCCAGTCAACAGGTACAGACAAAACTATAAAAACATTGATAATTTAAGACAACACTTCTTTAGAAGAGTGGGTAATGTCAAGCATGTTGAAAAATACATGGAATACTATAAGTGGTTCGATGAGTCACTAAATCTCATTGTTGCTCAAATGCTTCCCTCCTCGGTGGATTTTGATCCGACCGTCCTTAATGTAATTGAAAGTCACTTACTAGAAAGAAACAAGTACGAAACCAGATTCCAAAGATTAGTTTTAACTTCATCTTTAGAGACTAATATTCTTGGTATTGAAGAGGCAGAATACAATTGGAGAACAGGACATGCCCCCCTCAACAATTCACAGTCTTCTAATACCGTATGGTGGAAAGAGAGAGCCGAAAGAACCAATCCTGTAATCTCCTCCAGTGTGGCCTCTGTAAACACTTCAAGAGATTTGATTAGAACATCAGTAGAAAACGAGAACAACTTTACAATCTCAAAGGCTGTAACAGATTCATCAGTAACCTACGATCGGTCTTTGTACAGAAATAGAAGATTAGCAAAACCCTACAGTGACAAATATGATATTTCAAAGCCAATCCAGGGCGGAACTAACTTTGAGCAAGAAAAGAACATACATTTCACTTATGCTGCTCTTCATCCAGCCGGCCCTGTTAATACCACTGATGATGTTTTTGTTCCATTGAACGTTTTGTTGGCTCATAGCGATGACTTCACCGGCCTATTAGATTCAGACGATCCAACTTTACCTCCGAACAAAAAGATAAAAAGAAGTGCTTTGGTAAAGCATGGTAGAGATTATGAAGACGGCTTAGGTTATAAGAATACTAAAACTTCATATGCCTTCCCATTCACTATTGTTTCTTCATCAGTTAATTCAGGATATAATGCTGAGGTAATTAACAGAACATCTGCCAGCATAATGATCACAAACATTCATAATGATGTTTATGGTCCAGACATGGAAAAGCCTCTACAGACGACATTCACAGAATACGCTGTTGGTGGGCACCAGTCTAGACATATTGAGTTAAACGACGGTACCGATACATGGCTTACAAGGCCAGAAGCTTGGAAGATAGCTCTAGGTACCTGTCCAACGACAGAAGGCGCTCTAGGTATGGTAGGGGCCGATTATCCGTATCCTGAAGGTAACGATGTTGGCGAAACCCCTTATCCCTTGACAGGTGCTCAAAAAGCAGTAATGTTTAGAGATACTCTAACCAAGAGACCGGTAAACATTAAGAACATTCAAATTACTTCTAGTGCTAAAGGAAGAACTCTTCTTGGCAACTATAGAGGGAACTACGAGGTTGTTCACTCGGTTGGTGCTTACAGTAACCCGAGATTATTTGTTGATAATCAACCAGATCTACCTGCCGCTGTGGAAGGGGCTGATGTGTCCAGAACAATTCTGGATAAACATAGAGGTGGGAACTCTCACTTCGTTTTTGTTGATGATTATTCTACTGGATATCTAACTGGCTCTTCTGATTATAAAAATAAAACAATCATAGTTAACCGATTTGGAGCCCCAGGCGGTCTTGAAACAAGAACAGCCGGGTTTATGGACTTTAGAGGTAGAGAGTTTAGTGTCTACAACTCTATGAACTATAGAAACTTGACAGTAAGAAGGCCATTCCAAGGTGTATCTAGCTCCATTGTTACCGAGACAAGCGGAATAAGAAGTTATGACCACACTGGTAGAGATTTTGGTTTAGGAAACTTGTCGGCTAGACATTCTGCTAGGTTCTTCCGAGACTCAACGCTTGTAGCAGATGTTGATTACTCCAATGTTCCAAGAAACTCAGTTATCACTGGCTCAGGCCCAGCTAGCTCTGATGATGCTTTCTCAGAAAAGCCATCCTTCCATAAAATTCACAGAAATAATATACAAAAAGCAAAGGAAGTGGTTGAAACTGTACAAGTCCCCTCTCCACTTAACCTACAAAATGATGATGCGCTTTATGTTAAAGATAAGACAATTTTAGGGCAAACCTTGGCTTCTTCTGGTTCCTCTCAAGTTGAAACTTACCTCACAAGCAGTAGACAAAGCGGTTCTACATTTTCATCTTGGGTGAGGTTCGATGATTCAGTGAATGCCCACGTAATTTTTTCTGTTGGTAGGACCAGTGGCTCACCACCATTTGTTCAACTAGAGAAGGTATATAGAGGATCGCCGCCTGTAGGCCATGCATTAAAGCTTGAAATAGCAATATCGAGATCATTAGGACAGGGTAGCAACATATATGCGGCTATTGAAAACAGCTTAGACGATGGAAAGTTTCATCATATAGCAGTCTCTTATGATACAACACTAACCGCTTCTGGCGTATCATTTTATATTGATGGTGTTAAGAAGACTACAAGCGAAATACAACAACAAGGAACTAGTTTTTGGACTACCAAACAAGGCCCTATCGGATTTAACTTTAGAGGGTTTGGTAACGTAGATGGAACAAGATATTATACTCTATTAGATACTTCTGAAGACACTAATGGGTCAAGCAGCAGACTAACAGGTGCTATAGATCAAACATCAGTGTGGTTGACAAAACTAACTGATTTAGAAGTCGCTTCTTTATATAATGGAAGCAATCCATATAATATAACAAGCTCTAGTGTTTACACCAATAATTCAGCAAGCCTACATGCATGGTGGCAATTTGAATCTTCTATAGACGAGATAGATCTGAGTAACCCAGGGACTTTTGGAAGCACTAATAAAATTATAGATTCTTCAGGCAACAACCACCATCTTTTCCCGATAGCAGCAAGTGGCAGCACCATGGATCTTGAAATTACTGGTAATCTATTCCCAGTACCTTTTTCAGGCGACTCTTCGACCACCCCAGAACAGAGAGTATCTTATATATGTGAACAAAAATATGATAATGCCAATCTACATCATCAAATTCCAAGATCAGATAGGCAATACTCTTGGATAGCACACTCAATAACTCATACTGGCACCTGTGAGCCAAGATATTCTGGATTCATGAAGACAGACAACAAAAACGCCCCATTCTACGAAGTAACTGGAGTAAATTACCCTTTCTTTGATTATGTCTCAAGTTCCCAGACAACTGCCAGCATCTTCCAAAACACAACAAGAATGGATCTTCTGGTCTTAGATAAAACCGGCTCTGAGATGAACACTATTGGCGAGTCAACGATTAGTGCTTCGCTTGTTCCTACATTTAGATATGCTGACAGACTAAACGCGCTTTTGATTCATCGTGGAGACACATATGGCTGGAACTGGAGAGCGTTCCACCAGCAAGATCACCCTGTACTACACAGAGAGCACAAGCAGAACCTTCTCACAGTATTGGACGGAGAAACACTAAGAGAGTTCAACAATCCACCTGTTTCGTTCTGTGGTAAGCCAGTTACAATAAACTATGATGATTTACAAGAACAAAACAATGTAACGATTAAGACTACTTTTAATAATGAAAAGATTTACTTTATGGACAGAAAGCTAAATCAGCTTACTTTCAACAAGCAGGACGATACATATACGACACTTGAGCTTATAGCTGATTCTTTCCCAATTAACTGGGTCTTGTACTCTGAATGTCTGTTCCCATCTGAAAGAAATCTTTTTGGCAACACCAATGTTAGAAGTAGAAACAACTATGCTGTTAATTTCTGGAAAGACAGTAGAGAAGACAGAACAACCTTCTCTCTAGAAAGAACCAGTTTTGATGATATTGCTAGAAGCCAGAGTGTTTGGTTATTAGATGAACCAACAAACTTCCTTACATCTAGTAGAACAGCTATTTCTGGAGCTTCTGGTGGTTACCATTTAGGAACTTACTCTACTGCTGGAGAGTTACAAAATGAATACATCTTTAACCCAGTCGAGACTTCCCTTGGCGATAAAGATAAAATAGAGAAGAGAAGAGTTGGCGCTCACTACAATAGAAAGCACATGCTCAGTTCTCTTCACTCATCAGTCAATAGAACAAATAACGGAACAAATATTCCTGTTCTTGGGCCATTTGCCGACAAGCAAGAAGAGTTCTTGGGCGAGGCAATGTGGCAAGCTGGCGAAGGAGCCTTTGTCAATGAAAACGGAACATTATCTCCTAAGCCGTCGAAACCGTGGTACCAAGAATACTCAGATTATGTTGAAGATATTAACACAATTTCTAAGGACGAGGCAGTAGTAGCTGAATTTAGAATCTCTGAGATGATAAGACAGTACAAGGTAAATGGAGTATTTAGTGACTTCAATACCAACGAGCTATCTGTCAATGGATCTGATGGCGATTCATCTCCCAACTTCTACACGACCTACACTAACTCCGACTTCTTGAGGCATTTTAGTGAGATAAAGGATATAACAGAACTATCAGGGAAAGAAGTAAAACTAAGATGTGAAGCAACAATCAAGTTTATGCCTTACAAGGGTTTCTACCCTGCTCAAAGAACTCTTGATCTATTAACTGAATTTTCAAGATCATACTCTTCTGGACTAACAGTTCAAATTGATGGTCTTGGTTCCACCGGCTCGTCTTATTCAACCGCATTTTCTGACGGCTATGGGGCCGCAGTTTTACCCGTCATTAAACCTTTGTTTGCTCCTGGCGTCATCTATAACTCGATTAAATCAGGAATAGCGGTAGACTATCCGATCATGAACCAGACGAATAAGTACAATTATGCTAACTTTACTTCTTCTGCTGGTGCTTGTGATGAAAACTGGATGATTCTTCCAAATAGAGATGTTAAGTCTGCTGGAGGTGTTGTTACATTTAGACACACAGCCTCTAACATGTGGGATGTCAGAGTTCCATTCGAGGCAGCACTAGAACCTGGAAAATACTTAGATAAAATCCTACTTGTTGATAATGAGCCACATCCTTCGGCATCTGCCACAATGTCGGCTTCATTGGATTCTTCAATGGGCGATGGTATTTATGAGTTGGCAGCTAGAAATTTCTTCGGTGAGTCATCCAAGTTCTTCCTCAGAGACTCAGGATTCTCTAGAGTAGAATCTGGCCTAATTCAAGACGGTTTGGTTTTCAATAGCGGCTCTGTTTTTGGAGCAAGACTTAAGATTAGGAGATCTCATAACGGACAAAGATACTACAACAGAGAAAGAGATTCATTTGGAAAATTTGGCCCTAACTCAGATTACTACACAATGTTCGGAGCGAAGGCATATGCAACATCAAGCTCTGGTCTTAGGGCTGTGTCTGGTTCATACCCACTTCCACAAGATCCAAGAAATGAAGGAAGGCTGTTAGAAACATTTACAATGTATTCAAGACCTAGTGCTTTTGGTCCTGCTGTCTCTGGTAGAACTAAGTATGATGAGGATAAGTATGTAAGTGCCTCGCTTAGTGGAACAATGGATTCCCTTGAGGGGTATAACTGGTCTTTCACACCTCCTTACTATAATGGCGAATGTTGGGTTGACTTTATCTTCAGACCAACACCGGGAACACAGTATTCTTTAGAACAGATACTGTCTGAGATAAAGACTATTCATAGAAGAGTAGATCCTGGCTTTGTAAGTGGTTCTGGCAGTGGCTCAAATACAGTACTAATTCACTCACAGATGAACTTCGGTGCTGCTTATACACCAGATCAGGGGGCTCCTATATACGGCGGATTGGCGATCAACGCCAATGCTATGAAGCTTGACTCTTCTTTAAACTTATTTGGCATTGAGACTGTACCAAAGAAGAGAAAAGATAAGTTTGGCAATACTGTACTAGAAGAGAACCAAACAGCAGGTAAAAAGTGGGTAATCCAACCTAAATGGGAAACTCCGATGCTCAACTTTAATAGGTACACATCAACCACTTCTTCTACGATAACTCCTCTAAAATACACTATACCAGCCAACAACGACAAATCTGTTCCAAGAGGTATGTGGCATCAGTTTGGCGAAATACCTCATGAATCAAGTATCGGCGTTTTCTTGGAAATGGGAGACATTCCAAAGGATTGGTTGAAGTATCACTACGATGTTATCGTCAACGATAGTGAATACAACAATAACGATGTAACTACTGGTAACAACGTTGCCGATGAGATGAAGTCTTTGGCTGATCTGTTTGGCTTTAGTAAAGATACCGATCCAAACACTCAACAGAACAACCAAATCTCGCTATCAACCTCTCCAAATATTGTAAGACTTGGTGAGTTGGCAGACAAGAGAACCATCAACGAAGCAATTATAGCAATTCCATATGTATCTAATGTCAATGAAGAAGATAATAAAGAACAACAAGTCTCTGATTACTACAATAAAAAGTTTATCAGTATATCAAAGGAAAGGTTCAATGCCGCTCTCAAAGAAAGCTCAGGCACAGAAGCTGGTAGTTCCTTAGAAGCTGCTGGAGCCTCTATCAGAAGTATGGTAGAAAAAATGAAGAAATATGTACTACCTCCACAGTTTGACTTTATCAACTTTGACAATATTGATCCAATAGTTATGTATTTCTTTGAGTTCTCGTATGAACTAGACAAAGATGACCTATCTTACATATGGCAGAACTTGGCACCAAGAAACTACACTAGAGTCCAAAAGCAGGTTGCCACTGTTTCTCACGATCTTCTAAATTCAGAACTTCTAGAAGAGAAAAACATTATTGACAATGACAACTTGAGATGGATGGTATTCAAAGTCAAGCAAAAGGCTAAAGGCGACTACTACAAGCTTGTGAAGCCACAAGCAGGTCAAGTGAAACCAGCTTCAGAAACTGACTTGGTAGATACTGATAAAGACTCTAATTACTTAAGATTCAACTGGCCATACGATTATGTTTCAATTGTCGAGACAGCAAAGATGGGTATGGAAGTTCTTTTCAAAGAAGATGAATAATGGAATTTTTAGATAAGAAAGAAAGAGTATTTGACATAGTTCTTTCACAATATGGAAAGCACCTACTGTCTAAAGGAGAGCTTAAGCCTGAGTTTTATGCTTTTTTTGACGACAACATCGTATACGACATAAACTATGCTTCCAGCGGCTCTTCTGAATCACAAAATGCCATTTATGGCCGTGTGAAAGACGAAACTCAGTATTTTACAACAAATCTAAACTTTGCCCCGGCTTTATCTGGCACAGTAACAAATGGTGGTTTAGTTGGAAAATATATTCATAAAGAAGATAAGAGCATCTTTTCTATTGATTCGTTTATAGGTGATTCAGACTATTTCGGTGATCCACAGAAAGCCCCAGCTTGGAATATAAACAACTTAGAAAATTCTTTTACAAGCTTTACTTCTTCATACAATGACATAACATTCAACACACCTCAGCTTAATTGTACTTCTAGAATAACACTCAAGGCAGAGTCACCGGGCAGCCAGCCGATTTCTCCAGCAGATTTAAGAGTGAATACTTCAACTCAAAGATTTTCTGATGATAAAATCATTACTTTTTCTCCAAACCAAACTTTATTTTTTGTTGAAGAGCAGAATACAGAAAATTATCGTAAGAATTTTGACTTAGAAGTTTACATGTATCTTGGTGATAAGACTGATGAAAACAATCTCAAAAGACTATCTTTTGGCGTAAATAGAACAAGCCTTGTCGATGGTTATTTAGTTGAACAACCTTCTTTGGAAAGTAGAGTATTCACTGACTCAAATGTTGAATTCTTTTTTGATATAAAATACGATTCTGAAATTGACATTGAAACAGTGTGTAAGCACGTTAATCTTTTAAATAAAGAGAACATAAGTGCTATACTAGATTATGATTGCTCTATATTAGATTTAGATGAGCAGCAAGATGGGGTCATATTTTATGATATTTATGGCAGCAAGGTGGAGGATGATATATGTCAAGATTAGGCAATAACGAAAATTCAATTGATGAGATTGGCGAATACTATCCAAAATTTCATATGAAGCTCATTCAGTTAAAAGAAGAAGAGTTGGTTGTAACAGGTTGCCTATTTTCAACCTTAGAACCAAGTGATTATAATACATTTTCTACTTTCGCCGCTCTTGGCTTCTATGCCACAAATGACAGCCTACTGAAAGTTAGAGAGTTTGGCGGCCAAAAAGCGATAAGATATTTCACTATATCTGATTTGGATTTGTATAACGATACAGGCACCCTCGACCAAAATGGCGACAAGATATACAAATATGAAGCAACTTACACAATTACATATGAACAGTTACAAGTAACAAAAGAGGAGCTTTCCCTCAGTTCATGGACGCTTGCTGCTTTTGTCAATTGTAGCTTTTTTACTCTTGGATTCTCTTTGGATGAAATCCTTTCTGGTGAAAAAAACTTCTTATCATACGAAAAGATAACTGTTGAACCAGATAGTGATTCAGTGGGTTTTACACTACCTTCACCAAATCAAGAAATCTACATTGATAATACTGGGTTGATATATAAGAAAGAGGTACTATTCTCTTTATCTGCCAAGCCATACAAAACAGACAAGATCACAAGCAAAGAGATTCTTGATGAAGTAACTGGCACCATAGCCTCGCTAAACCTTACATCTCTTGAAGCTATATTCAAAGGCAACAGCTTAATAGAAAAGATTACAAACTCAAATGAGAGAATAATAATAGATCTTAATACTGCTATTTCTGAAATAGACAGTGTTAACTGCTCGCCCGAGACCCTATCGCTAATTCAAGCTTTAGAACCACTACCACCACAGTTTAACTCAACATTAATATCTTCTGGTCTTTTAGAGAGAAAAAAGTATAAAAAGATCAGAGTCATGGATTTATCTGAAGTTAATCTACTAGACTTCTTCTCCATATCGGCTGACTTAACGACTAGTCCCGTAGCAAGCAGCAGGCGCTATGCTAGGCCTTTCCCTCATCCAACCAATACTGCTCGACAGTTGGGATATACAGGCTATTATTCAAATGATCGACAAGAGCTTATAAACCCAGCACAGGTTTTCTATGGACAATTTATTTTAGATTATAGGTTCCTGCTGAGANCTTACTCCAAGATGTATAGAAAATTTAATACAGATGTTCTAATGAATATGTTTGGTTCTCCAATAATTAAAATGTTTTTTAGGCCTAAACGAGTAGAGGTTTCAGTTAAAAACTCTATTACCTCGCCAGATTACAGTCTTTCTTGTACAACAGACTTTAGCTATCCCTTAGTAAGCGGCAAAAGAGTAGTACAAGCCGTAAACAGCCCAGACCATTTAACCGATAGAGAATACACTATTCAAGGAATAACATATAAAACTGAGGTTAACTTGGCCGATCCCGAAGTAGGCAATCTTGTGGTTGACGATGAAGGTGTACTAAAATATAAAAATCTTAGTAAATACGATTTCTTGTTTTTTGATTATCAATTAGTTAAATCAGGTCCTGCTTATGCTTGGCCTACTAAGACAGAAATAAAAGTAACATTTTCTGATCAGACAGAAAGAATATTTTTTAAGTTAGTAAAGCCAGTTGTCGAGAAATTAAGGTCAGATATTCATGAATATTATGAGTATGTTGTTACGGCCTGTAACTTAGTGCCTCCAGAACAGTCTGTTGATCCAAAAGCAGTCATTGAAATAAGAAATCATTTCTCTTCCAATCCATTATGGATAAAAATTCCTATAATGATCGAAATGCTTAGAAACTTATTTTCCAAAGATGATGATGGGAATGTAGGCGATCTGAGTGCCTACTTAGCTTTTGATAATGTAGTTATAAAACCAGAAGCCTTAAGTAACGTACAGTCTAATTTTGAAACAAACTCATTTGCTTTTGATGAAAACACTATATTATATTCTTTGTTTTTAACGCCCGAGGTGACAACTCTAGATAGATTAGATTCTATTAAGACTCTCGTTGAAGATTTATGTTCTAAAATCTTATCATTCGAAGCTCACATAGAAGAAGATGATGAGGTTGAAAAGACTGTTAGCCTTACTGTAACCAACAATAATGTTATTTACCTTCTTGATGAGGTTGATAGTGCGGTAGAAGTAGAGGTAGAAGAGCCAGAAACTGGGGGTACATCTGGTGGAGGAGGGACGATACCCTCAGCCATTCCAGGTTCAGTTGATAGAACAAGAGAATTTCAAGTGACAAGAGATAGATTTGGAACTGCCGAGATAGAAGAGGAGACATTTTAATGCCTAGAAAGACAAATAAAAAGATTACAAGAACAAGCACCCTTCCTCAACAATCTGTGCCAAGCACCCAAACCAAAGCACTTAAAAGCAGTTCTCCCAATAGAAGAGCAACAAGCCAAAATGCTCTTTCTAGTATTTCTGTCTCTATAGAACCCAAGACAATGAAAAAAGATTATTCTTTTAAAATGGAGCAAAACTCACAAATAGAGATAGAAAACGCTAACGTACAAAAAGACCTATCAAATATTGAAAATGAATACGACGAGCCTCATGATAAATTTCCTAGACAAGAAGATTTCTTTTACCAACCTGACGAATACGATAATTCTTTCTTAAGAAATGAGAGAGAGGAACAACAAAAAAATAACTCAACAAATCTATCGAATGTATTATTTAATAATGATAACTCAAAACGACTAAAGCAGGTTAAAGATAATGGCTGACTATATTGATGAAATACAGGATTCTGTTCCAAGGTCCACAAGATTTTTTCGTGCTTATGATGAGACACGTCTGCCAACAAACAGCAGTTTACAAATCACCACAGTTACAGATGACAAAGTTGATTTTCTTTATAATGGTGAATTAAACGAAGATTCCGACACGGTTCGTAATTTATTTTTTGTTTCAAATACAAAGGTATATTCTCTTCAGGGCCAGGAAACTGATTTACCCGATCAAAAGAGAACTGTAGGTATCTTTGGTGACACCAGAAGAATGCCTACTGATTATGATCAAAGAACAACTCGTACTGAGTTTCTTAATTTTTTCCCTGGTTATTTTACTGATGGTGGTACTGAGCCAACGGACAGTAGCTTTATTTTGGAGTCTTCTGATTTTGAACGCTTACTTAATAAACTAACAGATTCTATTTCCTCTGTTATTGATTATGGAGCAATTTCGATTCAATCTACAGAAAACGCTGTACCTGCGGAAGTGAAGAACTCAGACACTGTATTTACAAAATTTAAAAAATTCAACAAAAGTGAAGCAGGAGCTATAACAGTTAGCTTTACAGGAACAGGGCCTTCATGACACTTAAAAAAGTATTAACTATCGCTGATTCCTCTATCTTTTCTGGTTCTACAGATAAACTTAGAAATCTTTCCAAACATTTCTTGACTATTGGCGCTGATTCAATCAATGTGGGCGAATCAAATTTCACAGACTTGACGGGAAGTAGGAAGGATGACTCACTATATTTCTTTGTACAAACAGGTGCCAATGAAGGTGATTTTGAAGACGATACAGATTGGCAAAGGTATCTCTTAGGTGGCACATATAAATCAAAAACTTATCCCGGTATTTTTGACTTCAATAAGCATTATGACCACAGCACTAAAATCAATTTACCTGTTTCAAGACAAGACATTGAAACGACAGAAGAAGATTATTTTGAAAAATATCTGGCCGCTTACGATATCACTGACCCTGAATATCTAGAAATAGCAAGACAAAGAATAAGGTCTCAATACGAAGAGAATATTTTTGCTATCCCGATGTACAACGAGTATTACGAAAAATACCAGAACTATGCCTCAACTGTTGAATCTGAAAGATTACTACCAAACTTTTATTCACTTTATTTGCCTCAATTTGAGGGGATAGAAAACTATCTTGAAGAATTTATGATTAGCCTTGTTTCGCTAGAAGGTACAAAGAGCGATATAGAGAGCATTTTCCCTGATGGTAGAGAGGAATACCTGAACTTTGATTATATCAATCACCAGTTTTCAGACGATATCAAAATACAAGTTGCTAAGCTAGAAAACATATTCTTTACTAATGAGTTTCTTGAGATCGTAGATACTATAAATGATACAACCTACTCAACTGTTAATCCTGATACTCTTGATGACAGTAAGAAATCTTATGAGTTTCTTCCAATGTGTGTTCATCTAAAGGTGGAAGATGTTAGCGATAATGAGCCAATCTTTAAAGAATTTTTACAACAAAATGAACTACAAGAAAGCGGACTACAAGAAAAGTTTTTAATTACATTAAAAGATAAGTTTATAGATCAGCGAGACACACTAGAGAAATTAGATTTTTCTGTACAAACGGTTCTAGAAGGCGGCGTATCTAGCCTAGAACAAGATGTAGAGCTTTCATGTATTGATATTGAAGATATGTTTGAAACAATGCTAACTAACTACAAGTACCCAGACAGAGATTTTACAGTTATAGGCGATAATCAACATAAAAGAGAAAAGCTTACTGATGAGACAGGCAAGTATAGATTTTTAAATTCTATACTCGTTGACCTTTGCTATAAAGGCTTTAAAGGTTATAAAGAGGACACGATATCTCCTTTGAAAAATAGCTTTAATGATATTTTCTACAAGAATTTATTAATAAATCATAATGAGGTATTAGGCTATAGAATTTCAAAATATGTTGTCAATGGAACAAACGAAGAACTAGTGACAAATTTTTGGTTTTTAGATAGACAAAAGGCCATTAACTACTTTGATTCACAAGTTAAATATAACAAAACATATACATATAAGTTTTTTCAATATGCCATGATAGGTGGTTTTTCTCACGAAATAGAATCAGCATTTGGTACCGATTACTTCAATGAAATTGATGGAGTATATTGTCTGACTCGAAAAGACTTAATTACCGGAAACCCAGTCGAACAAAAGATAGAAACTACAAATAGATATCAAGGTAGTGCCACGGTTAAGGTCAATAGATCTATTAAAATTGTTGAAATACCTTTACATGAAAAGAGCGTTTCTGTCCAAGAACACCCCGCCAACATGCTTAAGCCAACCGTTTCACATATACAAAACAATGAAAACAAAATATCATTTTTTGTAAATTATGAGATTTTCTCTTCTAGAACAAAGACTTATCCTAGAGTTTTAACAGCCGACGAGGAAAGCTATAGAGATAGATACTTCAANTCNTANGGGTTNCAATCAACAGATAAGCTGCCATTTCAGTCTAGGTCNGCCCCAAGATATGTNGAAGTATTCCGCTTGACTAAGATGCCAACTTCATATGACGATTTCTCAGGTAATATTGTTAGAAGAATAGACTTGAAGTTTAATAAAAACAATCCTCCTGTTCGTACATTTGAGTTCTTTGAGAGGCTTAACACTAACAGAAAATATTATTATACGATGAGAGTTTTAAACGAAAACTTTGTTAATGGGTACTTATCACCTATTTATGAAGTTGAGTTGGTAGATGATGGCGGGTATATTTATTCAAAGATTGAATCTTATTTTGAAAATACTTTGCCTAGCCAGTCGGTACAGATGCCAAATGAAACATTTGGAAACTTCCTGCTGATAAGACCAACAGAAAACAACTTTTCTTTAGACACTGGTAATGTTGATTTTTCTGATAAAGCTGTTAATCAGCTAACAAATGTCAAAGTTGGAGACGGCTCAGAAAACAATGTTTGGGGCAATAAGTTTAAATTTAGGCTTATTTCTCGTAAAACCGGAAGAAAAATTGATCTGAATATAGACTACAAAATAGATTCATAAACATTTAAATTACTATTTATACTGGAGACAAGAAAATATGGGATTTTTAGATAACTCAGGCGACATCATACTAGATGCTGTCTTGACAGATGTAGGCAGAAAGAGACTTTCAGAAGGAAACTTTAGGATTTCCAAATTTGCAATTGGCGATGACGAGATTGATTACCAGTTGTTCGACCCAGACCATGTGTCAGGAAGCGCCTACTTCGACCTTGAGATTTTACAATCACCTGTCCTTGAAGCAGGGACAAAGAATCTTTCTAGTATTAACTATGGCCTTTACAGCTTAAACAGAAATGATTTACTTTATCTACCAATCTTGGCTTTAAATACCAAAATACAATCGGTATCAAAAAAGTCTGGTAGCATATTCATCTTACCAGCTAATTCGACCACTTACAACCTTCTTATAAACTCTTCTACATTGAATGATAATCAAGTATTATTCTCAGAAGATAATACAATAAGCAATAAGATTCTTTTAGAGACGGGCCTTGATACCTCGGGCCAGATTTTAGGAACATCAGAAAATCAGAGAGTCTATCTGCTAAATACTGATTTATCTGACACAACCTTCACTGTAAGATTTGATAATAAATTTGTAGCGAGTATTCTCTCTACCAATGGAGCACAGACAGCAGAGCTTAAATTGGATGATACAGGCGACGGAAGAAGTCTAAATTCTCCAACTCTTGATTTTAACCTTCTTGGGGCATCTGATGATCCCGATTTGGTTGATTATAGTCTATCTACCGCAACTGGAATTCCTAATAATATTTATCACCTTTCTTCTGATACTGCTGACACTGACAGGTCTCAGATTAATGGACCAAGGGCTACCGCTCTTTCGCTTTTACCGGCAGCTAGGAACGATATTGATTACACCAATTATGGTAAGACTGGACAAACCATGTTTGGTATTAGCTCAGGTACCGCCACATTTAAATATGTAGACACAACCGTCTATGTCCAAGGCACAAACACAGGTGTCAATCTACAACTACCAATAAGAATAGTTGAAAAAGAATAAGGAAATAAAATGCCAATCTATTACGAATCAATAAACAGAGAAACAGATGTATCTGTAACTAAAACTCTACTACATGAAGTCATCCCTCTTACGGGCACTATCGTTAGTGGAACCTATAGTGATGCCAATATCAAGAACTATAGTCATGAGATGTTTCAATCTGTTTACGACTATCCTTATTTAAGCTCTTCTGCCAACCATATTCTTGACCTTTCTTTTGGTTATGACGAAAGCTCTGCCCTATCCAGTTCATCTGGAGCGACCCAGAGAAGTAAGAAGATCAACATCTACAACCAGATGTCCCAGGTTCTTCTTGGCTATACAGGTTCAAACAATCAGGTAAGAAAGTTTGAAAGCGATTTGATTCTCGATGGGGTTGGCAGCATGTTGGATGTTGTATTCATAAACCTATCCAGATTGGTTACCAAAGACGAAGTTAAAAAAGGCTCCGTCACTCTTACTGTAGGGACTGGTTCTTGGGCTTCTCCATTCTCTGGCACCAAGACCTTCACAGATACCAGCGCGGCAAGCGCAGGAAACACATCAACAACACTATCAGGCGAATATGGCCTACTAAGCTCTTCTGCTGATGGAGTTGGTGGAATTGTGTTCTATCAAGCCGGTATTGCTGTTTTGACTTCATCTGTCTTCTCTGGTGTAACTGACTTCTTTAGCTCTTCTGCTGGTACAAGCTCTTTTGCTGAAACCCTAGTTAGTAGTTCTATCACTGCTTCTTGTGATGCCTTCAGGCACAGATTACAGAATCTTCAGTTTAACAACACTACTGAGATTAACTCTAATATCTATTTCTGTAGAATGGCACATAACAAATTTAACTATTCCTCGAACCCGACCTACCTAAGCTCAAGTAAGATTTATGTTAAGAATAATAGAATTGACAATCCTCCTATAACTTATGTAACAACCATCGGTCTTTATAACGAAAGAAATGAGCTATTAGCTGTTGCTAAGCTATCTGAACCGCTTCGTAAAGACCCATCCAACGAACTTACTTTAAGAGTCAGGCTAGATTTCTAAGGAGAGAGAATGTCTCTTAAGAAGTTTGGAGAAACAGACTTAAAGATAAATACAATCAGAGCCTTTCCTTCGTTCAATTATTTTATTTATGAAGGAAAGGTGTATATCAATAATAAGTCGGTCATATCTGGTTCAAATTCAACAAATATATTGAATGTTCCTGATGGATACGTTTCTCTATATGAGAAAAACATTGATAGAAAAGATGGGGTCTCTGACTTTATTAAACCATTTGTAACGAAAGGCAGTAATACTCAGGCCTTTGGCTCTTCAGCGGGCATCACTCTTCCCTATACTCTCAATCATGGCCAGGAAGCCTATGGAAGTTATCCTTTATCTTCTTCAATTACAAGAGAGTATGTAACTTCTTCGGCCAACCTACACTATAGATCTTTAAAAAACACACTAAACTTTTATGGCATAAAGAGCAATCACTATCTTGTTAACTTTACTGATGGTTCTGTGTCTTGGGACAAGGATTCTCAAAACTTAAACTTGATATCAATCCCTAATATACTATATGGAAGTTCAGTCAAACCTGGCTCAGTAGTAATGAAAAGCTACTATACTGGTTCTTTGGTTGGAGAGCTTAGAGATACACAACATAACGGCGTCCTGTTTGAAACAACAGGCTCAAACTCTGGCTCTGTGGCTGGCGTTATTCTATATGAATTGGGTATCGCTGTTCTCACGGGCTCTTGGAATCTTACCTCACAAGCTGTACATGTACTTGCTGATGGCTCTACAGATAACTTAAAGTGGATACATTATGGAGCAGGCATGAACGACGGCGTGACTACGGGAAGCGCTGGTGCCAGTTTTTCATCTGCTTCCTTCGCTCTTGACTATCAAGGTACAACCGAAACTCAGAATGTTCTTATGTTAGCTCATGCTAAAAGAGGAAAAGTAAATTATTCAAATAATCCTACATTCTTAGAGTATGGACAGCAAAAAGTGCTTTTAACATCTTCAGCACAGTATAGAGAGAATCCTAGCCAAAATATAAAAAATATTGTATCATCGAGTTTCTCGAACTATTCGGCATCTTTCGAAAGACAAGTATTTATCTCAAGAGTAGCAATTTACGATAAAGACAGAAAACTCGTTGGCGTAGCAACCTTGGCCAGCCCATATCTAAAAAAAGAAGATGAATCAATAACATTTAAATTAAAGCTGGATATCTAATGTTTCCTATAATAATCGTTTCACCAAAATTTACCAAGCTTATGTCAATCTTTATTGATGTCTATGCTATTACTATCTTCCCTTTTATCATATCAAAAGAAAAGATGGATAAAGTCACCCTTAATCACGAAAAGATTCACATTCAACAGCAAAAGGAAATGCTTGTTATTTTCTTTTATCTGTTTTATGCCTACTTCTTTGTAAGAAATTATTTAATCTATAAAGATACACATGTTGCCTATATGCTGATACCATTTGAGAAAGAAGCTCGTCTTAATCATAATAATCAAAATTATCTAGAGAAAAGACAGTTCTACTCATGGATTAATTATATAGAATGATATTAGGAATTGATGTATCGACAAGTATNATAGGGTTTTCGATTGTCGATCACGATAGTAACTTACTACATTATAGCAATGTAGACTTAAGAAAGCATAAAGACTTTTTTGTTAAATCTATACTGGCCAAAGAACACCTATTAGACCTGTATGAGAAATGGGATGTAACAGAGGTGTATATTGAGAAGCCATTTGAGTTCTTCAATTCTGGGGGCTCTACCGCTGCCACAATGGCTAAACTACAAAAGTTTAATGGTGTGGTCTCATGGATTTCGTTTGAGGTCTTTCAGGTTAAGCCAGAATACCTCACCGCCAATCAAGCAAGAAAATTAGTTGGTATTAAAGTACCAAGAGGCCAAAAAGCTAAGAAAATTGTTATGGACCACTTGATAACAAATGAGCCTGAATTTATTGTCGAATGGACCAATAAAGGCAATCCTAAGCCTTGTTACTTTGATATGGCTGATGCTATTGTGGTTGCCAAGGCTGGAGCAGAAAACGAGAAGAACAAGCTTGACTCAGAGAAGTGAGCCTGATAAGCTGTTGGCATGGATAGACCTTCAGCCGTAAAAATCTTACATAATGTCTTTGGAAGCTATAGAGTTCAAGGCTCAGAGCTTATGTTTGTATGCCCTGCTTGTGAGCATCATAAGCACAAGCTTTCTTTCAACATTGACAGAAATGTATTTAAATGCTGGATTTGTGATTATAGAGGCAAGTCTATACGAAGGGCTGTCCGTAGGTTTGGCTCATTCTCTGACCTGATAGAATGGGACAGAATATCTGGTAAGCCTGATATTACTCAGTTCGATTTCCTATTCACAGAAATAGAAGAAGAGAAGGTAACAGTAGAGTTGCCAAAAGAGTTTAAAACTCTGGCAACAAGAAAGCCCTCTATTGTTGACAAAGAGCCAATAAACTATCTACTCGCCAGAGGCCTGACTAAGGAAGACATAATCAGATGGAAGATAGGTTACTGTAACTCTGGTCCGTATAAAAATAGAATTATTATTCCGTCATTTGATGACGAAGGAGATTTAAATTACTTTATTAGCAGAACTTATCGGGGAGATTATTACAAATACAAAAACCCGAGAGCAAATAAAAACGTCGTTTTTAATGAACTATTCGTTGATTGGGATAAAGATCTCACAATTGTCGAAGGGGTATTTGATGCTATTGTGGCAGGAAACTCTGTCCCTATCCTTGGCTCTACTTTGTCTAATGACTCAAGATTGATTCAAAAGATTGTACTAAATGACACACCAGTGTTTATTGCCCTTGATGAAGATGCGAGAGATAAAGAAAACAAACTAATTAGAACTCTACTTAAGTATGATATTGAGCTTTACAAGATAGATACTTCTGGTATTGAAGATATAGGCTCAATCTCAAAACAAGAGTTTGAAAGAAGGAAGAAGACAGCAGTAAGAGTAGATAATACTGACTATTTACTTTTAGATTTGTTGGCGGCAATATAATGAAAAATATCACTATCACTAAAAGACAATTGATGGCAATTATCCAAGAAGAAATAGCAAGAGAATTGTCAGGTCAAGTGCTCACCGAAGAGCAACTAAATGAAGGAATCAAAGACTGGTTTAAGAGAAATAAATTCCCAGCAGCCCTTTTAGGCTTAGGAATGGCAATTCTTGGTCCTGTTTATAAAGTATCTAATGACGCTCAAGAAAAGCAAAGAGCAGAAAATATAACACTAGCTTTTGAGAATATGCTCGAATCTAGTAAAAAAGTAGAAACTCAGAAAGACTTCAGAGCTTATTTGAACAACAATTCTGCTTTTAGGTGGGGCAAGGGTGGCGAAAAGATGATGATAGACAGAAGCGCCTACACAGTAAACAAAAATGGAGAAAAAGTAACACAACCTGTTGCTGTTATGCCTTTAAGTTTTACAATTGCTGTAATTGCTTATATGGATAAAGAAAATGGAAACCCACCAAGGTTTGGAGTACCAAATAAGGTAATCAAATTAAGCTCTACCCCAACAGCTAGTCCTGAACAGGCAACTAGTAATAAAGAACAATTTTTTAATCAGTTTAACCTTGATTATGTTGATGTGTTTGACACAGTTGGAGGCCTTATAGATAGACTTCCAACTGATGTGGATGCTGAAGGAAGAAAGTATCCTGTTGTAATGGTTGACCCTGGATTTGTTATGAACACCTTGTCCTCAGATTATGTTTTGCCCGAAAACCAAAAAACATTTGAAGAATATTATAACTGGGTTTATTTTAGTCAATATTTAAGTATTGAAGATGTCCAAGTTATTTCAGCAGGAATAGATTCCGATTCTCCTGAGCAAATGAGACACATAGAAGACTTATTTAGAAAAGCAAAACCAGAGCTAGCCAAATTAGAAAGGCAAGTTGGTGCCTTGACACAAGACTAGAACAGGATACAATAGAGCCATGGAGAGAACAATGAACCTCGTTTGGCTTATGACTGACACGGCTGCTAAGGCAGCAATGATTATTTTTTGGTACTTGATTGGCACAGCCATCATTACCCCTGTTTACACTTACTTTGGTGTTCTATGAATATTGCTCATATTGCTGATACTCATATTAGAAATCTTCGTTATCATAGCGATTATACAAAAGTCTTTAATTCTTTGTTTAAGATGCTAAAGCAAGATGATCCAGATATCATTGTTCATTGTGGCGATATCGGACACACAAAAACTCAGATTTCTCCTGAGTTCGTTGAGATGACAAGCTGGTTTCTTTCCAGCTTGTCTGATATTGCCCCTTTGTATATTATTCTTGGGAACCATGATGGCAACCTAAAGAATAAAAACAGGCAAGATGCTATCACTCCAATTGTAGATGCTCTTGGTAAAGACAATATCTTTTTACTAAAAAACTCTGGTGAAGTTGAAGTAAATGACGAAGTGACTTTCAATGTTCTCTCTGTGTTTGATCGAGAGAACTGGGTCAAGCCGTCTAATCTAGAAAAGATTAATATTGCTCTATATCATGGAACAATAGCTGGAGCTTCAACTGATTTAGGTTATGTCCTACAAGATGGACAGGACCCTATTGATATCTTTAAAGACCACGACTTTGCTATGCTTGGAGATATTCACAAGCAGCAGGCCTTAGATCCCGAAGAAAGGGTTTGGTATTGTGGCTCTACAATTCAGCAGAACCACGGAGAAGGTAAGTATAAAGGATATCTTTATTGGGAGATTGAGTCAAAAGACAAATGGAATGTCCACCCTGTTGACATTTACAATCATCATACATTTGAAACAATCCATATTGATAAGGATGGCGAGATTGTAGAAACCATGGAGCTAGATGGCAAGAGGGTCAGGGTAATTGATACTCATGGTCACCCTAAACATATAATAAGAGAAATCTTATCAAATATTAGGGCAAACAAGCCAAAATCAGTAAAATTCATAGCTAAAAAAGCTGAAAACAAACACAAAAGTGTTGAAAATAAGGCCGTAAATATACGAGATACAGGGGTACAGAGGGCTCTTTTGGCCTCGTTTTTGTCTGCTAAGGGTCTTTCCAGCGACCAATTTAGTGAAATTTATGAGCTAAATGACGAAATAAATACAAATCTTGATGATAGCCACCTCGCTAGAAACACTACTTGGTCAATAAAAAGCTTCAAGTGGGCTGGCCTGTTCAACTACCAAGAAGAATCAAACCTAAAGTTCTCAGATTATCGAGGGCTTGTTGGCATCTTTGGTAAAAACTTTACTGGTAAGTCCTCTGTGATTGACTCTATTCTATTCACAATCTTTGGTACTACTTCTAAAAAAGAAAAGACGCTTGTTAATGTAATCAACAACCACAGCAAGAAGGGCTTTGGTGAGATTATCATTGATTGTGGTGGTAAAGAATACAAGATTAGAAGAGAACTTAAGAAAGTAAAAAGAAAAGGAGTGGACGCTGCCACATCTACTGTTGATTTTAGTTACACAAAAGATGGACAAGTAGTGTCTCTGAATGAGACAACAAGAGTAAAGACGGATAAAGCAATCCAATCCTATTTTGGAACATACGAAGATTTTGCTATGTCTTCGTTGGCCTCTCAAGCAGATAGTATGAACTTTATCTCAGAAGGTTCAACAAAACGAAAAGAGATTGTTGCCAATTTTCTTGATCTTGAACACTTTTCTAAAAAGACCAAGCTTGCTAAAGAAGAGGCCAGTCAAACAAAAGCTCTTGTTAAAAAGCTGTCTGCCAGAGATTACTCTGAAGTTAAGAAGAAGTTGGCAGAAGAAATCAATTCAATTAAAGGCAAGCTTAGAAATCTTGAGCCAGGTGTCAAGTATGTTATGACAAAAGAGCAAATTCAATACTATAAGACTCTCGGCTCTGCTCAACAAAGAGTTGAACTGTTGAAAGCAGAACACCAAGAACTAAGAGACCTTGAGAAAAAAGCATATCTATATGATTGCTATATTGAAGCTGTAAATACTAATGGTATTCCTTATCAAATTATTCAAGAAAAAATACCTGTCATTAATCAAGAGATAGCCTCTTTCCTTGTTGGTATCGTTGATTTTGATATTTATTTTGAGTGTAACGATAAGAATCTTGATATTTTTATCAAACACCCAGAACAAGACCCAAGACCAATTGAAATGGCTTCAGGGGCAGAGAAAACAATGGCTTCTATGGCAATTAGGCTAGCTCTACTGTCTGTTTCTTCTCTTCCAAAGATAGATCTTTTTATTCTTGACGAGCCAGGAACTGCCTTAGATGAGGACAATTTATCTGGATTTATTGATATATTGGAACTAATTAAAATGAATTTCTCTACAACTCTTTTAATTTCTCACTTACAAAGCTTAAAAGACTCTGTAGATAAAGAGATAACAATTCAGAATACCAATAAAGGAGCTAAAGTAATATGAAAATTACTAAAGCAAGATTAAAGCAAATCATTAAGGAAGAGCTTTCCAATATGAATAGGCAAAGAAGAAGCAGAAGGTCGTTGTTTGAAAACGATATGGAAAGCAAGATTTCTCGAATTAGAGCCGACAGGCTAGAACAAGGGGCAGATGAAGAATACGAAGATACAATCTTTGATCAACTAAACGACATCTTTAATCAAAACATAAGTAAACAAGAAAAAGAAAAAGAGATTGAAGACTTGTTAGGTCGTTCTGGTATGGGAGATGTATTTCAACAATTGTTTGGAAGAGAGCCAGAGGGACACGACGATTTATCTTATACGCCATTACAAGGTTCATATGAAGAATCTGAAGACGATGATTTATCGTATTTCCCTATGTAATTTAATAAAGGAACAATAATGTCAGAGTTTGATTTTATACCACCGTCAATGCCAACGCCATCGTTTGAGCATCAAGACGAAAACAGATTTGATGAAGAAGTAGAGGCCGAAGACTTTGGCCTTATGTCTGATTTTGGAATCATGAATGAAGAAGTTAATGAAGATTTATTGGCAGACAACTATGCTCCATCATCAATTAGTATTGGTTTTATGGGTGTTGGTGGCGCTGGAAATAAAATCGCTGCTGCTTTTATCGCTGAAGGTTTTACAAAAACCCTTCTCGTAAACACAACTGGCAAAGATATTCCAGACGAAATCGCTGAAGAACACGTTGTTCTTATTCCAAATGCTGACGGTATCGGAAAGAATACAAGGCTCGGCAAGTCAGTTCTTGAAGGAAACTCTGCTGTTGTCGAGGACGCCTTAAGAACTAAACTTGGTAAAGTTGATTGGCTATTTGTTATGGCTGGTGGAGGGGGCGGTACAGGCTCCTCAGTGGCCGCCCTACACGAAGCTACCCAAAGGTATATGAAGTCTGTACAAGCGGAAGGAGAGGTCGTCTACATCGTTTCCTGGCCTACTTCTCAGGAACTTCTAAATCCAACCATTGCCAAGAATGCTTTATCTCTTTTAAATGATGTCTCCGAATATCCACATATTGTAATTGACAATGAAAGACAGTTGAGATTGTTGAGATCACAAGTTGGTATGCTTGGCCTTTATCCAAAGGCAAACACAGGACTTGCCAAACTCCTAGGACAAATTCTCAAGCTATCTACAGAAGCGTCTCCAATCCAGTCTTACGACAGTAAAGATTTAGAAACCTGTATAGGTCAATCAGGTCGTATGTTCCTTGGTTCTACAATTATTAGAGATCCAGCAACACCTAAGCTTGGTTCTATGATTCTACAAAACTGTCTTAATGTATCTGCTTGTCCTCCACCAAAGGGCAAACCAAAGACTGGCACACTTCTACTTGTTGTGTCAGAAGATATGGTCAATGACCCAAGACTATCAAAACATTTAGAGGCTGCTGTTTCTTATGTCGGCGGTAGGTGTGAAACTCTCTTCTCTGGTATTTATATTAGAAAGAGTGTTCCTGGCCTTATTGCCATACTTACTATGAGTGGATTACCACAAGGAAGATAATATGAAAATCACAAAAGCAAGACTAAAGCAGATCATTAAGGAAGAGATTAGAGACTTTCAAGGAGACTTCGATCCATCTTCCAATATGCCACCTGAATCGTTTGGTGGAGATGAGACAACCAAAAAGGCATTGATTCAAAATGCAGCAGAGTTCTATTCAATCCCAGCAGAAGAATTTATGGCTGTTCTTGATTATACTGAAAAAACGGCGGAAGAAGTTAACGATATTTTAACCAATGCTCTAGTTCGGGCTCATAAAACAATGCCTTTTAATGAAAAGTACGGACCGGGCAAAGAATCCAGAATAGGTGAGTATGTTATGGACATTTTAAAAAAAGGAATAAAATAAAATGAAACTACTACTAGAAAACTGGAAAAGCTATCTTGATGAAATGATTAAAATTCAAGATAAAGAGCCGAAAGCCCCGCCCCCTGGTGTTGTTCCTAAAAGGACAAGAGAGGAACAACATAAACTGAACAACTTTCTTAAAAGCCTTGAAAGTAAAATGAAGAAAGACCAAACTTTGGTTGATAAAGTTAGAGGTCTAATTCAAGGTATGACAGAAGGTGAAGACTTCGAACAAGTTAAAAAACTTAAGACTGACGTTGATTCTATACTTGCTTCCCTTAGAAAAGAGCTTCAAAATATGAAGCCCAGCGAAATGGAACTAATGATGAGAAAGATTCAGAACTTAGTCCAAAAAGAGTATGGAGGTGACAAGTGATGTCAAATGAGCAAAAAGAAGCCCTACTTGATTGGGGCATTTCAAAACTTACTTCTCGTAAGCTATTAGTGTGGATTACTGCTACTGCTCTTATGGTTGTAGGCGGTTTAGAATCAGCAGACTGGGTTGTTATCTCTGGTCTTTATCTCGGTGGTCAATCTGTAATTGACGCTATTGTAAAACTTAAGGGTCTTGAGTGAAGCAAAAGATATTAGCATTCTGTCTAAAACATTGGAAGGAGATTGGGCTTGTCCTTCTCCTTTTTGTTGTATTTGCTAAATCTCGTCATGATATGTCAAATATCATCAAAGCAAACGAGTTAACAGAAGCTGCCTTAAAAGACCAAATAGAGACTCTTCAGGCCCTTCATGCTGACGAGTTACGAATGAGAGACGAAGCACTTGAAAAGTATCGTAAAGATATGGAAGAGCTTGAGAGAAGATATAATGAAAGGCAAACCGAAATAGTCTACTTGACGAAAGAAGAAAAAGAGACTATAATAAAAGAGTTTAAACAAGACAAAGCCTTGATTATCAAGCGCTTTGAAGAAGCCTACGGATTAAGATATGTTGAATAGCCTTTTATTATTTATGTTTATGTCCTCTGCTAGTGCTGAAGATTTCACAGTATTAGCAGAAGAACAGCCAGCGCCCTTTGAAGGTGTTTTATTAAGTGTTCCTGCTGCTGCTGAAATCTTAGCAAAGAAAGAAGAGCAGGAAATGAAATGTGATCTTGAAGTTGAGTTCCAAGTAGATAAAGTAAATACAGAATGTAAACTAGACAAAGAACTCTTAGAAGCAAGAATCGTAACCATTGAGACCGAATACAAAGAAGTTGTTGCTCAAAAAGATTTAGTCATTCAAAAACAAAAAGATATTATTAATAGCCAAGCCCCACAATACAAGTGGCTTTGGTTTACAGGTGGTATCGTTTTAGGCGGCGGTGCTTATTATGGAATCCAGCAGGCAGTAAAATGAGCAAAGATCCAAATTATTCTGTAAAGGTAGAACAGGCCGTAGAAAAGAAGTATGGCAAAGAAACAGTAAAGAATCCTGCTTCTTCTTGGGATGAAATAAAAGAAAAGAAGTTTCTTCAAGAACGAGCAGACTTTTATAAGAAAACTAATAAAGTAGACTGTTCTAATCCAAAAGAAGATGTAAATGGTATAAAGGTAACCAAAAAACTACTTAATAAAGAATCAGTTCCTTTTTGTCCTGTTTGCTCAAAACAGACTAGTTCTGTTAGAGATGATGTAATGCTTGTTAAGTTTGAATGCTGTAACAACTGTTATATCAAATGGGTTGAAGGTCGAGAGGAAAGATGGCAAACAGGATGGCGACCAAATGAGTGATATCACTACAAGAGAAATTAGAAAACTGATTAGGCAGGCTTTGATGGAAGGGCATGAGCCTATGATTGATGACCAAGGAAAGATCCACGATGATGGTCATGAAGTCAGTATGGCCGAGTCTGATTTATACAAGTTGGCTGAATATGCCCCAGATGTATATGGAATGGTTGATAATTATGCTGACCTTCCTGGCTGGGTTCAAAAAAAGATTACTTTAGCCGCTGAGTACATTGGTTCAGTAAAACACTATTTAGAGCACGAACATTTCAAAGCAAAAAACAAACTAGGAGATTTTGAACATGGCGACGACCTATGAAATCGTACAAGGCTTAGCACAAGCTGCTGCTAATGCTTATGATGGAGCCCTTGACGATAAGGGTGAACTACTAAAAGTAGGACTTCAAAGAGAGGAGGGTCGTATTATGTTTGACTCTCGTAAGATGGACGGCTTTGGTGTAAAGTTTGAAGGTAATATGCTTTGTGTTCATTATCACGGAGAATGCTCGTTAAGAGAGGTTATCCAAAATGACTTTGAAGGCGAGATGGAACAAAGACTTTCTAATGTTGTTTCGTTTCTCAAGAAAGAGTATAAAAAAGTAACTGGTGGCTCTGTGTCTTTATCTCCAGAAGGCGAAGTCGATGTTCTTGTACAGAATATTTCAAGACAACGATCTATGGTCCAAGCACAGCGTTATTATAAGATTGGTGGTATTGACGCTCAGCCAATCGTTGGTGAAGCTACCGAAGATAAACTAGCCTCTGGTTGGGAAAAGTTTATGTCTCAGGGCGGTCTTGGAACACGTCCACCAAATGATAAAAGACCAAAAGGAGGGTCATAATATGAAGATAACAAAAGCAAAACTAAAGCAAATTATCAAGGAAGAGCTTAATCGACTACTATCTGAAGAGGTGGTCTCTAATGACGAACTAGAAAGAATGCGTGATGAATTTGGCTCTTCCAGGTATTCACAAGGCTTATTTACCGAGTTAAGAAACTTAATCGGTGAAATGGAGCAGTATCCTGAAGGTAGTCCAGAACGAGAGAGAGCCAAGCTTGGAGTTGCGTCTTTTATGTATGAAAATGAGCTACATAAACAATTCAGACAAATTTTTGGTCAGGACTTAAATGACTATGTTGCTCAAAATAGAAGTAAGATGGATCTAAGCCATCTTGATGATGTATATTAGGCAGGGTCCCTTGAGCCTATAAAGAAATTTAGATTGATGAATGTCCAGATTAACCAAGAAAGAAATACTGAAGGAAATTTAAAAAATGAAACTTACAAAAACAAGATTAAAAAAAATCATTAAGGAAGAGTTGAGCGAGATGGCTGGAAGACAAAAAGGTCAGCCTTTATCAGATCAACAAAATGATCAGATTCTTGATGTAATGCTAGAGGCTCTAAGGGGTGAATACTCGACAAGTCAATATAGCGGTATTCAAGAAACATTAGCTCATTTTGAAGATCTTTATGGTATGTTAGAAGAATACTCACTTGGTTCTATCACTATGAAAGAATTGTTAAACTCTGTTTCTGACGATAAAGTTTACAAAATTATCTCTGGTAAGGAACTCACCTACTAAAACTTAGATCGATGAATGTCCAGATTAACCAAGAAAGAAATACTCAAGGAAATCATAAAATGTGGTAAAGATCCAGTTTACTTCTTAAAGAATTATGCCAGGATCTCTCACCCACTTAAAGGACAGATATTATTTAATCTCTTCGATTATCAGGAAGACCTTCTACAAGACTTCAACGATTATCGTTTTAATGTAATTAACAAAGGTCGGCAGCTAGGTATCTCTACCTTGACTGCTGGCTATATTGTTTGGATGATGCTTTTCCACAAGAACAAAACAGTTCTTGTTATGGCAACAAAGTTTGAGACAGCAGGCAACTTGGTCCGTAAGGTCAAGAACATAATGAAGAATCTGCCTAGCTGGATCAGTATCTCTGATATCACAGCAGACAACAGAACATCATTCGAGCTTTCTAATGGTTCTTCAATTAAGGCTGCCTCTACCTCTGGTGACGCTGGCCGCTCTGAAGCTCTATCCTTATTAGTTCTTGACGAGGCCGCTCACATTGACGGTCTTGATGAGCTTTGGACTGGTCTGTACCCAACACTATCAACTGGTGGTCGTTGTATAGCAATCTCTACACCAAACGGTGTTGGTAACTGGTTCCATAAAACTTGTGTTGGGGCCGAGAACAACGACAATGATTTTAAACTTTCAACTCTTATGTGGTGGGTACACCCCGAACGAGACAGAGAATGGTTTGAAAAAGAAACCAGAAATATGTCAAAGAGACAGATCGCCCAAGAGCTTGAATGTAACTTCAATACTTCAGGTGAGACCGTCATATCTCCAGAAGATATGGAATGGCTTGACTCTCTCGTAGAAGAGCCAAAACATAGAACAGGTTTTGACAGAAACTTCTGGCTTTGGAGAGAGAAAGACCCAAGCTGTAGTTATCTTCTTTGTGCTGACGTTGCCCGTGGTGACGCTGTTGATTATTCTACTTTTCATATTCTAGAATTAGAAACAATGGAAATAATTGGAGAATATAAAGGCAAACCAACTCCTGATCTTTACGCTGGTATGTTGAATCAAGTTGGTAGAGAGTTTAACAATGCTATGCTTGTTGTTGAGAACAACTCTATTGGATATACCGTATTAGATAAGTTACAAGAAGCTGGATATCCAAACATTTACTATTCAACTAAGTCTACACACGAATATGTTGAACAATACCTAGCAGAGCAAAAAGCATCTGTGACTGCTGGATTTACCAACTCAATGAAGACAAGACCACTAATTATTGCCAAGCTAGAAGAGTTCATTAGAAATAAAGTTATTAAGGTTCATTCTTCTAGACTAATTAATGAGTTAAGAACTTTTGTCTGGATGGGAGGAAAGCCAAAAGCAATGAGAGGCTATAACGATGATTTAGTTATGGCTCTTGCTATTGCCTGTTGGGTAAGAGACACAGCAATACAAGCAAACAGTAGAGAATTAAACTACCAAAAAGCATTTGCCGACTCAATCATCATTTCTAGCAAAAGATTTGAAACAAGAATAAAAGGACAAGAAGGCTATAAAAAAGAAAACATTTTTGATAAAATGTCTGAAGCCAAGTCAGTCTATGACCAATACAAATGGATAATTAAATAATGGCACCAAATAATAGAAAACCACCAGGGAGAAACCCAGCTAATGCTCAGTCTGAGTTGTTCAAGTCCCTAACAAGGTTGTTCTCTGGACCAATCATTTCTTACAGAACACAAGCTGGTAAGAAGATTAGAAGACAGCACCTTGACAAGTTCGCTTCTCGATTCCGCTCTGCCTCTGGCCAGCAGTTCAAGAAGACTTCATATAACCCGCTTGACACTATTGCTGTCAATGCTATCAACAATCAAAGACGTTCAGAGCGTTATGTAGATTTTGATCAAATGGAATATATGCCAGAGATTGCTTCTGCTCTTGACATCTACGCTGACGAGATGACAACCTATTCTGATCTTAGACCAATGTTAAGTATCAACTGCCCTAATGAAGAAATCAAGGCAATGCTTAACATTCTATATCATAATGTTATGAATATTGAACACAACCTGTTTGGTTGGTGTAGGACGCTTGCTAAGTACGGTGACTTTATGCTTTATCTTGATATTGATGAAAATGTTGGCATTCAAAGCACCATATCGCTTCCTATCCAAGAAGTAGAAAGACTTGAAGGCCTTGACGCTACAAACCCAAACTATATACAATTTCAGTGGAACTCTGCTGGTATGACTTTAGAAAACTGGCAGGTTGCTCACTTTAGAATTCTTGGCAACGACAAGTACGCTCCATATGGCTCTTCTGTACTTGAGCCTGTCCGTCGTATCTGGCGACAGCTAACTCTTATGGAAGACGCTATGATGGCTTACCGTATTGTTCGTTCATCCGAGAGAAGAGTGTTCAAGATTGACGTTGGTGCCATTCCACCTAACGAAGTAGAGCAGTATATGGAAAAGACTGTGACTGCTCTCAAGCGTCACTCTGTTATTGATCCAGATACAGGTCGTGTTGACTTGAGATACAATCCTCTTTCTATCGAAGAAGATTACTTTATCCCAACTCGCCCAGGCTCAGCTACAGAGATTTCTTCTCTTGCTGGTGCTCAGAACATTACTGCTATTGATGATATCAAGTATCTGAGAGACAAGATGTTCTCTGGCCTTAAGGTCCCTCAGTCGTACCTTACAATGGGCGAGGGAGCCACAGAAGATAAGACCACACTAGCACAAAAGGATATTCGTTTTGCCCGAACCATTCAAAGGCTACAAAGAGTTATCATCTCAGAACTCGAAAAGATTGGTATTATCCATCTTCATACCCTCGGTTTTAGTGGCGACGATCTTCTTTCTTTTAAGCTTTCTCTAAACAACCCATCTAAGATTGCTGAACTTCAAGAACTTGAACACTGGAAGCAGAAGTTCGATGTTGCTGGTTCTGCTACCGAAGGTTACTTCTCTCGTCGTTGGGTTGCTCAGAACCTATTTGGTATGACACACGAAGAGTTCATTAGAAACCAAAGAGAAATGTACTACGACAGACAGCACGACGCTGCCCTTCAAGGTGTTATCGAAGCTGCCGCTGCTGGTGAAACTGGTATGGGCGGTGGAGGAGGTGGCGGTCTTGGTGGCCTTGATCTTGGCGGTGGCGAAGAGCTTGGTGATGTTGGCGCTGCTCCTGATATTGGAGGCGATACTGGCGGCGGTGCTGCTCCTG